GCTGATGCTAGTGAATTAGAAAGTGCTAAATCTAAAATAGATTCAATATATGGATCTATAAAAGCTCCTGTTAATAATGCACATACTGTTGGTGGTGGAGGAGACTATATGCCATCAGGAGAAAGTGGAGGAGGAAAAAAAGGTTCATCTGGATCAGGTAAATCAGAAGAGGCAGAAGCTAAAAAAGCACAACAAGAAGCAATAAAAGCTGAAAAAGATGCCTTGAAAGAAATTACTGATGCATATGATAAATCTAAGAATACAATATCAAATGACTTAAAAGAGATTGAATTAAATGAAAAAATGCTAGGTAAAGCTACAAATGATAATTTTCCTCAGAGAGTAGATTTAACTAATAAGAAAATAAAAGAACAACAAAGTTTACTAGATTCCTCCACAAATCAGTTGATGGATTTAGAAACACAGTCTTATAATACAGAAGAAGGACAAAAGGCATTAGCTGATGCTATAGAGAAGGCTAATACTGAAATTATAAATCAAAAAATTGCTGTAGAAGAAGCTAAACAAGCATTACAAGACTTATTACAACAACAAATGAAACAAGTAATTGAACAAGAAAAAAATGTTGCTGAAATTGAATTAGAAGGAAAACAAGAGTATGATACCAAAGCCTTAGAAGACTATACTAAACAACAAGAAAATGCACATAATGCTAGAATACAATCATTAGATGATGAATTAGATGCTTTAGAAAAACAAAATGAAGAAGAAGAAAAATCTAATGAACTTCAAGAGAAAAGAAATGATTTAAAACAAAAAGAAATGGATTTGGAAAGACTCAAAGGACAGCAAACTATTCAAACACTTCAAAAACAGGCAGATGGAACATATCAATTTGTTTATACTTATGACAAATTAGCAGTTGAAGATAAACAAAAGGAAGTTGATGAAGCTAAAAAGGAGTTAGAAGATACTAGACGAAAACAAGAGTACGAAGCAGAAAAACAAGCCATTGAAGATCAAAAAAAGTCAGAAGAGGATTTATATAAGAAAAAAGAAGATTATTTAAAGAAATATGCTGATAGTCTTAAGGAACAACAAGACTTAGAAAAACAACGACTTGATCAATATTACTCAGATATGGATAAGTTATCTTTTAATAGATTGCAAGAATTGGAGCAACAATATGGTCAAAATTGGGATGAAATAGCTAAAACTATTCAATCAAAATTATCAGAAACTGAATCCTCGTTCGAACAATTAACTACTATAAAATTAAATTTTGGAACAAAGGCAGTTCAAGAGGCATTAAATAGTGGTGATATTACTACTTATTTAACAAATAAAAGAGACCAAATTGATAAATCAACTAAATTAGACTTACAAGGAATTGATAGTTATATTAAATCAATTGATGATTCTGCACAAGATTTAAGTGAAACTTATGATAATATATTATCTATTAAAGATAATAACGAGATAACTGAATCTGACATAAAAACCAGACAAGTTCAGGCGAATAAGGTAGTAAATATAGATTTTGATGGATTACAAAAACAAATTAAAAATCTTCAAGATGCAAATGAGAAGTTAGAGATGGAATTAGATTCTCATTATAATAAACAATTATCAAGACAAAAAAGAGCACAGCAAGAGGAACTTGAAAGTTTACAAAAATTTTCTGAATCTTATTTAACATTATCTAATAAATTCTTAGAGTTATTACAAGTTGTATATGATTATAGATTTAATAATATAACTACAAATGTTGCAGGAGCTGTTAATGAAATTGTTGCAGGATTAAATGTAATATCCGAAGCTTATGAATCATATGCAAAAGCATGGAATAAAATGCATCCAGATGATAAAATTCCTTCTAGTATTGATACTGCACAAGTACAATCAGATAATTCAACCTATCAAAAATCTGTAATTGATTATCAGAATAGCAAACTGTCATTGTATAATGCTGACGTTTTTGAACAGTATTATAAACAAATTAAAAATGGAATTACTGATAATATACTAACACAACTTGGTAATTATTCATTGCCATCTGGAAATTCTATTAACACAAGTAATAATTCTGTTGTTAACAATAAGAATACTACTACGTCAAAAACTACACAAGTTACAATTAATCAACTTGATGTTAATACAAAAGATGCACAAAGCCTTCTTAATCAGTTATTAACACTTGTAGAAAATAAAACAAAATTAAGCTAGGATGAATATATCCTAGCTATTTTATATTGAGGTGATTCATATATGGATTTAGATTTAAATAAGGAAGCAGATATGCTTATCAAAGCAATGCAAACTCATTCGGAAAAAGAAGTAAAAAATAAAGCAATATTAAATATGAATAAATTAGGATATGTAAAAGAAAACTTAGGGAATAACTTATATATAGTAGTTATAGATGATGAAGAATATAAAATGGGGGCAAGAACTGGTCTATTATTAAATGAAAAAGACATTGTTATTGTTATGTTATTTAATGGAGATCTTAATAGACCATGGATAATTGATAAAAAAACATGGAGTTGTTGGTGAATTAATATATATAAACTTTAATATTTGGAGGTGAATTTGAGAATTGGAAACAAATAATCAACAAATTTGTGCTAGAAGTCGAAATAGAACTTTAGGTTGTAGAATAGAATTACTTAATACAAATTATAATGTTGTTGATACCATTCAAGGAAAAATCATAGGAGGATCAATAACACTAACAAATAATTCAAATGATAATAGTAATTTTTCAAGATTATCAGGAAGCTTGGATATGATTCTAACTAATGATCTATCTATTGCTTATTACAAATTAGATTTAAGACATTTAGTAAGAATAATTATGAAAATAACAGATAATATTAGTGGTATCTCTGCTGAATATAATTTAGGAATAGCGATTTTAAATTCTCCTCAAATAACTAAAGGTATAGATGGTAACAGTAAAATATCAATAAGTTTAAATGATTTATTTAGTAATTATAATGGAGATTTTTCAGGAGACTTAGATCACACAGTTACATTACCATCAAGCTCAACTTCTAGTTTGAATTTATCTCAAAGTCTTTTATCAATTGCTTTAAATGCTGATTTAATGAATTTGGATGCTAGTAAAGTTAAATTTGAAACAAATACTTTTCAAATACCCTATGATATTACATGTGAATCAGGAAGTAAAATAACTGATTTATTAAAATTACTTATGGACTTATATAAAGGATATGAACTTTTCTTTGATCAAAATGGAGTTTTAATTTACCAAAAAATTAAACAATATGAAACAGACAGTCCTATACAAGAGTTTTTTAATAGTCCAAATATAATAAGTTATGATAGGAAAGATAATTCAACTAATATTAGAAATGTTGTTACAGTTTTAGGAGCTGTTCAAGAAACGGCAAACAGTGTGGATATTCCATATCAATACAAAGCAACAGCTACAGAAGATAGAGCAACTTGTCCTATTAGCACTGTTAATATAGGTATTAAAAGAAAGGTTATAAAAAATGACAAAAATCAATCTAATGAGACTTGTTTATCTGAAGCACAATATAATTTATTAAAGTATAGTAATTTGGCTGAAGTATTAGAATTATCAATCTTACCAGATTTTAGACTAGTTCCAAATAGAGTAATTATTGTAGAGTATAGTGATGATAATTTAATTATTGAAAAGGGTAGATATTTAATAGATTCAGTTACTTTTGGATTGAAACCAAGTGACTTATCAACAGTAACTTGTCATAAATTATATCCAACAACTTAGGATAAAAAGACTATAAAATATGACTTTTAAAAGAATAAAATATATTAAAATATAAAGAAAGGAGTGGAAGAATGTCAATTACAAAAATTAAACTTGGAAGTCTATTTATGAATAACTCCGCTGTACTTTTTGATACGGAAACTCCAGTTCAATATATAGATAATGCAACATTAGAATTAAAAAATGAAGTTACTAATTCTGCATACAATATAGAATGGGTATCTTTTTCAGATGGAGTAAAAGAATTTTTATTATCAACTAGAAATATATTAACAAATATAAATTATGATACACTTAACATCCGTGCTTTTATTTCTGGAAATACAATAGTGACATTAAATTCTATAAAGTATAAGGTGAGACTATTAAGCACAGACGAATGGGATAAATATATTTGTAATTCAGCTAATTTTACAAATTTATTATCGCCTACTACACAGGACAAAACAACAGGAGCATATACAGATAATACAATAGTGTCTAGTGACAGTAATACGTTATGGCATTGGTGGAAAATATCTAGTTTAACTCAAACTTTATCTGGAAATAATGTGGTTATACGTGGTAGTTCAACAATTAATGGAACAAATACAATTGATAAAAGCAATAAAAACGCAAATGTGGGTTTGCGTTTGCTTTTAGAAAAATATAATTCACCACCTACAATCAGCATTTCAAATTCAACACTAGGAAGTTTTTCGCAAAATTTTACACTTCCATATACAGTAACTGATCCTGAGAATGATTTATTTAATGTGGTAGAACAATTAGATGGTATTACTATTAAAGAACTTAATAATCAAACTAGTAAAACTGAATTTACATTAACACTAGCTAATCAATGGAGTAATCTATCAGTAGGTAGACATGTTATAAATATATCTGTCACTGATAGCTATGATAATAATGTAACCAGACAATTAATATTTAATAAAATTGCAGTAGATAGTGGAACATCCGCGAACTTGACAAGACCTGTCATAATATTACCAATTAACTCTTCATCATTAAGGCCAATAGATGCAACAATAGATAACATAGTTAATTTTACTGTAACAGGAGGAGAACTATTCTACTCAAATGAAATAAATATAATATTAAATAGTTCTCAATCTTTAGTTTATAGTAAAAAAACAGAAAGTTTCGAATCTTCTATTACAGTGCCCAAAAATGTTTTAACTAATGGTAATGTATATCAAATTAAAATACGTACATATAATTCATTAGGTCAATATAGTGCTTGGTCAGATTCAGTATTAGTAAAAACTTTAACACCACCAGAGTTAATAATAACTTCTATTATAAATGGTAAAGTTGAAAGTCCTAATCCATTAATTATTGCTACTTATCATCAAGAAGAAAATGATAGCCTATATAAATATACATATAATTTATATAAAGATGGTGCTTTGATTGATAGTAGTGGTGTCTTATTTGATAATCTCTTACAATATCAATTTACTAATTTAGAAAACAAAACAACATATGTTGTAGAGTTAAAAGTAGAAACTAGTAGTAATATGGAATATTCAATTTTCCAAGAATTCTATTGTATTTATCTACAATCAAAATTACCAGCAGTAATGAAGACAAGTAATGATTATAGGACTGGTTCTGTAAAAATAACAACATATGTTAGACAAATACTTGGTAGATTAGAAAGTGGAGATAAAATAACATATATAGATGGAGAATGGGCAGACATGCACAATTCGGTTGCTATTTGGGATGCAGAATCTGCATTTAGATTAACAGGAAATTGGACTTGTAAAATATGGGCAAGAGATTTAGAAGATAATGGAGTAATGTTGATTAAATTTACTTTTGATGATGAAACATATGTTGAGTTAACTAGATGGTCAAATACATTTTACTTATCAAAATATGTAGCAGGTATAAAGCTATACGAATTACATTCTACAATTCAAGGTGATATATTGTCTACAGATGAATTATACTTTTATATTCAAAATGATATTAATTTAGGGTTAATGAATTTCGATGCAAAAAGAATAACTGCTGGTAGAACAACATGGTTTATACCTAGTCATATAGAGGATAATCAACCACCATATTATACTGAAGGTGGATTTTTAACTAATTTTCAAGATGATTTAAAAAATTTATTTGTTGATAACAAAATTAATGAAGAAAACATGAAAGTATATATTCCTACAATTGATGAAATGTTAAATGCAAATACAACATCGGCATTAGGCAAAGCAACAATAGGAACTATGTTGTTAAACTCTTCAAGTTACATAGAGTTAAAAGCAGATAAACCATATTTTACAAGAACTATAGACAATGTTGATAATTCAAAATTAAAAATATTTAATATAGATGGAACTATTGGAAGTGCGTTTCCAAATGAAAAATTGGGTGTTAGATTCGTTATAAAAATCCCTAATACTGTAAAAGTAACAAATTTTAAAGATTCTATTGATAATTGCTACTTTATATCTATAAATGTTTTGAATCTATTTACAATTCGAAATATAGGTGAGTTAAATATTGGAGATAAGATAAAATCGTACTCAATAAAATATAATAATCAATTGATAAAGTTTACTGTATTAGCTAAAGAAAATGGTACAGTTTCTTTATTGTCAGATGTAATTAATACTTTAAAAGAATTTGATATATCTGAATCAAATTATATACATGGGAATACAGATTGGAATTTAAGTAACATAAAACAATGGTTAAATTCTAATATAAAAATAGGCTAGGCGAAAAAATCTTAGTCTATTTTTATATATAAATATAGAGGAGGAAATGAGAATGGCAACAAATATGACAGACACAGATGCATTAAGATATTCAAGTTTTACAACTGACGAAAATCTAACACCTGATGATTTCATTTTATATAAAGATATAGATAAAGATCATAAAGATATGATAAAAAGATATTATACCCTTAAGGATAAAACTTTTATTACTGATACAGAAAAATTGGAAATGACACAACTATTGACTAATTTAGAAGAATATATGATTACAAGTGATGCATTTAACAAGTTATGCGCATGTGTTAGAACAATGCAAATGTTTATGAGAGATGGTATAGTAATTTTTATAGATCAACAAAAATCAGAATTAATAGAACTAATGCAAAGTTATAAAAAAGTTGGCATATGGAGCAGTGAAATATCATATAAAATTGGAAATGTAGTTACCTATAGTGGATATTCATTTTTAAGTAAGATAGGGAATAACTTAAATAATCCCCCAAATATAGAAGCTACTGAAGATGATTATTGGTTAAAGTTAACAATTAAAGGAGATAAAGGTGATCCTAGCTTAAATATATCTATAAAAAAAGGTACTGATGGTTCTGCAAATTATGATAATACAGTTCTTTACAATACAGGTGATGCTTGCATATATGAACACAGATTATATTATGCTTTAGTGAATGGAATTATTGGAATTACGCCTACAGATAATACAAAATGGGCATGTGCAGACAAAGTAGTAGTAGACGCAAAAGAACCAACAGACCAATATGTTGTTTGGTGGGATACAAGTTCTGGTAATAATACTTTTAAAAGATATAATAATAATACAAATATATGGACAGAACAAAGTATAAAAGGCATGAATGTATCCTTGATAGATAATGGAAATAAATTTGTGAATAAAAATGTTGAAGGAGCATTAAGTCAATTGGCGACCAATAGTATTCCTTATGCTGTAACAACTGGTTTAACTAATAATTATTCGATAACATTGAATCCAGCTCCAAGTTTTTATTTTGATGGAATGCCTATATGTGTAAAAATAAATGTATCTAGTACAGGAGCGAGCACAATAAATGTTAATAATCTAGGCGCAAAAGCTATTAAAAAGGCTAATGGCAATAATGTTACTAATTTAATTGCTGGATCAATATATACAATGAGGTACAATGGAACAAATTTTATCTTGCAGGGTGAGGGTGGAAGTGGAAATGCCATGCCATCAGATCTTCGCTCTGGGAAAATAGCTTCAACAGACAATGGAGATATTGTAGGGACAGCTCCAGAACAACCTTCTGCAACTTATATTGTTGGAACGAGCGATCAGATTATTGCTTCAGGGAAAATACTTTCAGGTAATCAAATAATAAAAGGGTATCCAGATTTGATACCACAAAACGTAGCTGAAGGTAAAAGGATAGGAAACATTGTTGGTGAGTTGCTTGTATTAGATATAAACAAAGGTGGAGTGTTGGTTGGGATACCATCTTTAAATATTGGGGAAACAATATTGGATGTTATAAAAATAGAAGATAATAATTTTTATTATGTTGATAAAAATTATTCTATAAAGTACTTTGATTATAAACCCAGAAAAATCACTACAGTTTCAAACGTATCTGTACTTAACCCCTATAGTGGAAGTTTTATTGATTCTGGTGTATTGAAAGGGGTAACTAAAGATTATTATATAATTGGCACTCTTATTTTAGATAAAAATTTTAATCTAATTCGTAATTTAGCTGATATTAATAGTAATTTAAAGAATTTTAAATATGACGTTATAATAGATCCATATGATAATTTGAATAATAGGATTTATATAAAAATATATTTTATATATAGTGGATCGGGATATCAGTATAATTCTGAATCAATAATATCATATGATATTGATACGAATACATCTAGATCGATAGCATCAGTTGGTACTGGAAGTGGATGGGGATCTGTTTCAACTGTATTCAAAAACAGAGTTATAGTTGGAAATGATGTAAGTGATAGTGATAGTGATGTATATAAAATTATATATACTGCGCGGGATATAGATACAGGCGACACTATTACACTAAAAACAGATCAATGGATTAATAGTAGGCATACCCAACAAAATCAATTACATACAAAATATTACACATGTACAAACTCAAAGAGACTAGTTGAATTAGCATGGTCTAAAGAAGATACAACAGGAACAAATACACATGATAATGTTATATATATGGCATATACAGTATATAATGATTATGGAAATGGATATTATAGTTTCAGGTCACCAATTTATAATGATTATGGTGATGCGGTTGAAATCGGGAAATTAGCCAAAATCGTATATAATAACAATATTGAAACATATATAGATAAAGATATGTTTACATTAAGAAGTTCGACAATGAAAACAAGTCTAGGTGAAACATATTTAGCTTTTAGTAAAAATTTTATTATATGTTCTTCGGGAAATCTATATTTATATAATTAAAAACAATGAATTATACATTATATTAGGAGGTGAAATAGTTTATGTTTCTGAATATGGAAGGATTTAATGACGGTTCTCCTTTTCTATGGAATTGTTATACTGTACCAAAAGTAGATGCTATAAGAGTTTCAAATGGTATATATGATGAAATAAAAATAGATGAAACTTTAGATATAGAAAATTCTATAGAAAAAGATGTATGGACTTTGGACACAGCCTTTGATGCTAAATTCCAAAATAATTTAGAAGCTGGCAATATAGGAAGTGGACTGCCAATTCAATACATTAGATTTAAACGTAGAAAAGTTGGTGAATTAAACTGGGAAGTGATGGTGGATGTTCCATTTGATAAAAATATTGAAAATTATGATATTATAGATTACTTGATAGAAAATGCTGTAGATATTGAATATTGCTTAGTACCTCTTGTTCAGTTTATTGAAGGACAAGGGGTATCAAGTATAGTAACAACAGATTATAAAAGCTTGTTTTTAACTGGAAGAGATGAAAGCAATATATTACAGAATTATCCTTTACGATTTGATGAAAAAGCAAGTGATATAACAATAAATATGGATAAAACTATACAAAAAACTCTTTCAAGCAAGTATCCAGCAATTCTCTGTGGTGAAAGTCAATATTTGAGTGGAAGTATTGCAGTAAAATTAGTTAGTCCTACAACTGAGGATAATCAAGGGAGAATTGATATGAAAGCAGAAAAAGCATATCGAGAATCTTTCGAGACATTTATTTCTAGTGGACATCCAATTTTAATTAGAAATCACTCAATGTATATTTTAGGAACAATTCAAGAGCCAAAGAAAAATCCAGCTTTTGATGAAGAAGTAGCATTTGGTATTTATGATTATACTATGGCTTTTACCGAAGTAAACAATGCTAAAGATTTAGAAGTACTAAAAAGCAACGGATTAGTTTATACGGTTACAACAAATTAAAATTTAACAATAAAGGAGGTTAAATAATGACATTATCCTTAAATAAGATAAATAAAAAAAATGGTGAACTTTTTACTGAAAATGATGTAAATAAAATAGATATAAATATGCAGATGATTCAAGACATGGTTAACACTTTACCAACATCAGCAGTAAAAGAAGTGATATCTAGTGAAATTAATGGGAATATAGTTGTAGATGGTGTTGAAACACAAGTTTATGTTCATCCTAGTGGAACCAATCCGCATGGTACAACTAAAACTGATGTTGGATTAGGTAATGTGGATAATACAAGTGATTTATCTAAACCAATTTCAACATCAACACAAAATGCTTTAGATGAAAAAGTAGATAAAATTGTAGGTAAACAATTATCAACTGAGGATTATACAACTATTGAAAAGAATAAACTAGCTAACTTATTTAATTATGATCATACAAATGTCGATAATCATATGGCTAACACAATAATACATGTTACTCAAGCTGACAAAGATTTATATTCTGATAAATATACAAAAAATGAAGTTGACAATAAAATAAGTGCAGTAGTAACCAGTCTAGATTACAAGGAGCATGTGGCGACATTTGATGATTTAAATACTATCTATACAAACGCTCAAGAAGGTTGGACAGTAAGTGTAGACGATGATAATATTACTTATAAATATAGTGACGGGACTTGGATTCCTATTAGTGCAAATTCTATTCCTTTAGCTTCATCTAGCGTTGATGGCAAAATGTCAAAACAAGATAAAATAAAAGTTGATTCTATTACAGGAACAAACACAGGAGACGAAACACAAAATACAATAAAGACAAAGCTTGGAAGTGCTTCAAATTCTAGTGATGGTTATTTAACATCTACTGATTGGAATACTTTTAATAATAAAGCTAAAGTTAATGATATTTTATCAACTTCAATAAATGACACATATTCAATAGATAAAATAGTATCATTATTAGCTAATAAACAAAATAAAATATATTTACAAAATACTCAACCGACTGATTTAGTTGATAAATTATTATGGATACAAACAGGAATTACTCCATTATTGTTTTGGGAATATGATTCATCTACTACAAGTTTTAAACAAATTGGTTCTTCTGGTGGAGGTATAAGTATTGATGACTGGATAAGTGGACAAAATTATAACCTAAAAGATTTTGTGATCAATAACTTAAATCTTTTTAGATGTAAAGTAGCAAATTCAGATACGAATTTTGATTCTAGTAAATGGGATGAAATAGGAGGCGGATCTAGTTCAGGTGCAAGTGGAGTTGGACAAAGCACTGGTGGAATTGGTTCAGAAATTTTTAATGACTATGTAAATAATACGATAAGTGGACAATATTCTCATGCAGAAGGTACACATAATATAATTAATGGTGATGTATCACATGTGGAAGGGAAAAATAATGTAATAAACGCACCGAATTCTCATATATCAGGAACTTATAATTTAATTACCCCTGATATTAGTTCTCCAATAGCAGTAGTTGACACTCCATCTGCTACAGCAACAAGTATTTTTATTGTCAATACTGTTAGTGGTTTTACAGTTGGACAACAGGTTTGGACTTTTTCTTTAGCAGGAAATGGTCATAACAAGGCATCTATAACAGCAATTGATACTACTACTAAAAAAATAACCTTAGATAGTTCCTTAGTATATTTAAAATATATAATTGGAATAACAAACAATAATGATGCAATGATAAATACGATAGATGGTGGACAAAATTTACTTATTGGTAAATATTCAAAAATTTCAGGGTATCAAAATTATGGTAAAGCATTATACACTGAAATTGGAGGATACAATAATACAGTTACTGCTGATTATGTGCATGTAAAAGGTTTTAATAATAAAGCACTAACACAATTTTCACATATAGAAGGGTATGGAAATTTGATACAATCTGGTTCAAATTCTCATCTTGAAGGAAATAATAATATTGCTAATGGAGAGTCTATTCACATTGAGGGTACAAGTAATCAGGTGACAGGAGCATATTCAAATGCAGAAGGGGCATACAATTTGATAAACTCATCTTATTCATCAGCATATGGTTACTATAACATAACCAATAATCTAGGATCGACTGTAATGGGACAGTATTGTAAAACTCCAGTTCAATATAACAATGGGACATCTTTTAGTTCATCTGCCGATGCCCTAACTATTGGCTGTGGAACATCTGATACGTCAAGAGCTAATGCTTTTAGAGCTACATTTGCTGGTAAATTATACTGTTTGCAAGCATATTCTTCAACAGGCGCGGATTATGCTGAATGGTTTGAATGGTTAGATGATAACGAATTAAGTGAAGATAGAGTTGGTAAGTTTGTAACATTAATTGGAGATAGAATCAGAATAGCAAATTCAACTGATGATTATATATTGGGAATAGTTTCAGGAAATCCTTCTGTTATTGGAGATGCGCAAGATGATAGTTGGGTAGATATGTATGTAAGAGATGAGTTTGGACGATTACAATATGAAGACGTTGAAGTTGAAGCAGTAACTAAAGTCATCCCAGAAATTTCAGAAATAATTGATGGTGAAAAAGTAATAATAAAACCTGAAGAAAAAATAGTTATTAAGCCAGCAGGAATAGAGCATAGAATAAAGCTAAATCCAGAATATGATTCATCAAAAGAATATATTCCTAGAAGCCAACGAAAAGAATGGAGTTGTGTAGGAATGATGGGAAAATTAATTGTTTATGATGATGGCACTTGTGAGGTTAATGGTTATTGTAAATCTGGTGATAATGGAATTGCAACAAAATCGGAGAGTGGATATAGGGTTATGAAAAGAGTATCTAATAATATAGTTCAAGTATTGGTTAAATAAATAAAAAAGGAGACGATAATATGGGATATATTAAAGGGATTGATATATCAAATAATGATGGACAAGTAGATTTTAGTAAAATTGCTAATGATGGTGTTCAATATGTGTACTTGAAGGCCACAGAAGGCAAATCATTTAAAGATAGTTATATGGATGGCTTTTATAATGGAGCTAAAGCACAAGGTTTAAAGCTAGGTTCATATCATTTTTTGGTTGGTACTAGCAGTCCCGAAGAACAAGCACAGAATTTTTATATTAAAATTAAAGACTATAGTTGGGATCTAGTACCTATGATGGATATTGAAACGAATTTTGATGGATTATCTGATTATGTTGTAAGATTTATAAATGCATTTAAACAATTAAGTCCATTACAATTAGGTATATACAGTTATACAGGTTTTATTGATTATATCTCAGATATTAGTGAGACAATTAAAGGTATGCCTTTCTGGGAAGCTAATTATAATAATAATCCTTGGTCATTAAAAGATAATTTCTTTACAAATAGAATAGGTCATCAATATACTGAAACAGGTGTTATTAGTGGAGTTAATTGTAATTGTGATGTTAATTCTTTTACTGAAGGAGTTCTATTAAATAATACTTCAAAGTCTGGTCAATGGATAACAAATGATAAAGGACAATGGTGGTATAAACATGACGATGGAAGTTATACAACTAATGGATGGGAATATATTAACGGTAAATGGTATATGTTCGATTCACAAGGTTGGATGCTTTATGATTGGAAACAGGATGGTAACGGATATTGGTATTATCTTGGGGATTCTCAAGACGGTTCAATGAAATCAGGATGGTTATTAAAAAATTCTAAATGGTTCTATCTTGCTGATAATGGTCAAATGTTAGTTGGTTGGCAAAAGATAAAAAATAATTGGTATTATTTTTATGAAGATGGAACTATGGCAGTTGGTTGGTTTAAAGATACTAAAGGAAATAGTTATCTTACATATTCTACTGGTGAATTAATAACTAATATAGACATCTATAGATATCATTTTGATAAAGATGGACATCCAAATAAATTATAAAAATAAAATATAAATAATATAAAGTTATGCCAAAACGTAAAGGCAATTTTAAGGAGGAAAATTTTATGGAAATTTTACAACAACAAACTTCACAAATGTTAGAAATTATTATAGGAGGTCTATTCAGTGCATTATTAGCATTTGGACTAGTATATGCAAAAAAAGGATTTGCTTATTTAAAACTAAAAGCTAATTCTATTCAGGATTCAGATGCAAGAGCAATAGTTCAGAAAACATTAGACAATCTAGATAAAATATTAATAACTAATATCACATCAGCAGATTCAACTTTAAAACCAATTATATTAAAAGATGTTGCTGATGGAAAAGTTACTAAAGATGAATTAAATTCTTTGGCTGATACAGTTAAAAATAATACATTAAAACAATTAGGAAATGATAGTCTCAATGTATTAAATGAATCTTTAGGTGATGTTAATGGTTATATATCTAATCGAATGGAAAAATTATTAGCAGATTTGAAAGTTGATGAAACTTCAAGTGTAACTAAAACTATAATTCCAGAAATACCTCAAGAAGTAAAAGATACTGAAACTTTAAAAGCACAAAATGCTGAATTAACAAGTCAGTTACAACAATCTCAAACAGAAAAAGATAGTTTATCTCAACAATTATCAGAGTTACAAGAAGCTAAAAGACTATCAGAACAATCATGGCAAGATTTAGCTAATCAAGTAAGTTCATTATCTACTGACAATCAAAATTTAAAAGCTAAATTAGATTCAATAACACAAGTTGTACAACCAATAGTAACAGCTCCAGTAACTCAAGCTGTAGATAATACAAATGCTACAGTTGATACAACTCAAATTCAACCAACAGATAATCAAACAACAGTAACACAATAGGAATAAAATATAATTAAGAATAGAACTTAAAATCTGAAATTTATTGGGATTTTTAATTTTAAGAATGAGACTATGACTGGGTTCTAGGAATTCGGTTATGGTCTTTTTATTATGTTTATTTTTAATTAAGTTCATCCCTTTGGGTGGATTTATAAAAAATAAAATAACAGATAGATAGGAAGTCATGAGCCTATTGATAAGAAAGGAAATCCTTACCCTTTCTTCTGTTGTTAAATAAAGTAAGGAAATATATTAGTGTAAGGAGTAATATAAAAATGAACAAAGAAGAATTAAAACAATTTAAAAATGTTAAAAACTCAGATGGAGGATATGTTTATGTATTATTAGCTAATGATAATACAGTAAAAATTGGTATAACAGTACATCCAATTACAAGAGTTAGACAAATTGAAAATGCATCAGGAAAATCAATAAATGATTATTGCATAAGTAATCCATGTTCAAATTATATGGAAATAGAAAAGGATATGCATAAAAAGTTCAAAAAATATAGATTAGAAGGAGAATGGTTTAATTGTTCCTTTCAAAAGGCAGAAGAACAACTTAAAAATTATAAAACAATAAAAATAAAAAACAAATCGGCATTAGATAGATGTGAGGAAGAATTTAAAGCAATTAGTTTTGTAAAGTCATATTTGGAAGAATTTAAATATAAAGAATATAATGAACTTTCATTTAAATATGATTTATCAAAATGGGATAATAATGTAGATGATGTTAATAAAATTAAAAATATGATAGAAGAAAATATAAATTATAATATAAAAGAAACTGGAAATGATGCTGAAGACTTTAATCAATATTTATATAAATATAGAGAAAATATAAAAAACAATATAAAGGTTAGGGAGTCCATTCAAGAGTATTGTATGGATTATATTAATGATTTACAAGAAGATTCTTTTGCAAAACAAATTTTAATTGAAAATAAGGATTATGAATTATTTGTTAGAATATTAGGAATACAAGAAATAATAAGAAATTATATTGTGGAACAAATTGTAAATAAATTAATGAATAATATAATATTAGAATTTCCAGAAGAATATGAACAATTAATAAAGAAGTATCGCACCAGGATAGAAGGTGCTAAATAATGAATTTAGAAAATTTAGAATTAAAAACTTATAAAAACTATAAAGAATTATGTAATGTATTAGAGTGGAATGTTAGTGATGGAAACACAAAGAAAAAACAATTAAGGATATTGAGTGAAATATGTAATTATGAAAAACAAGGAAACAAATTTATTATAAAAGAAATATATGATAATAAGGAAGTGTGTATGGATATGAGAGGAAAGCAAGATAATAATACACCTAAATATGTTGAAAGTATTGAATTAAATATTATTGGCGAGTTACTTACTAAAGGTACTGATGGTAAATATGTTGTTGGTCGTGGTGTATTACTTAGAAATGTTGGTTTGACTAATACTAATTATTCTTATTGCAAAAGAAGACAAGATAAATTGGCATCATATCTAGAAATTAAAAAAGAAGTGGTTAATGATTATTATAATTGTGTTGATTCTATGCTAGTAGGTAATTTAGAAAAGGCTCTAAAGAATCTATCTAATAGAAAATTGATTCAATTAAATAGTACATTATTAATTTGTAAGAATGTTATTACAGATGTTACATATGAACATATAACTAAAATAGATGAGTTTGATGAAGAAATTGAAATAGTTAAACCAGTTGTTCAATCTGATGTTATTTATACTCAAGCAACCGATGATGAAAGAAAATTAATACTTGCTACAGAAAGTAAAGTCCTTATTGAAATGGGATTTGAAAAATTAACTGATGTATTTTTAAGAAATAAATTAAAGGAATATTATAATAAATGTTATAAAGCAATTAGAAAGGAAATAAAAGATATTAATTTCTATTTTCAAGCTTATGATATAATATTTGATTTTAATATATTAGCAAATGAATTAGAAAAACGTGGTTACGATGATTGGAGTAAAGAATTAAAAGAACAACAACAAAATATAGTTAACTTCGGTGCTATGGATAGAATAATATCAAATGCAGAAAAGAGACAAGAAAAAGCTACTCCTGATTTTGGAGAATTATTGAAAGATGATAAAAAGTACATAAGAACACAAGATTATTATTTGATAAATTATAATCAATTAAACAATAGTGTAGTAAATGTATATGCAAAAAATATTAAGGATAAAGTTAAGAAAACTAAAAAGTTGGACGTTCAGAAATAATTATATTAAGAAGTAATTTAATGCATTCTGAACGTCCAATAAAATATAATTAAGTTTATAATTTGGATTGTGAGGAACGAACAAGACAAAAAGCCTGTCATGGCTTCGGAATGACAACAACTGATAAGGCGTTAGTGGATAACACAACATTATGAGTTAACACAATAATATGGGGATAGGGAACAAGTCGGAAGCCGTAGTTTCCTCCTTTTGGAGTTCCCTCCCCAAACCCCAACCTTTACCAACAATATTTTAATTTAACAAGTTATGGAGTGATTAAAATGAATATGAATAAAGAGGTTTCAGGTGTCTATATTATAAATAATGTTAGTAAAAATTCTGATAATGAATTATATATAAAAGTTGGATGTAGCAAACATTGTCTAAAGCGTTACAAAGAAATACAAGCTAGTTACAGATTTAATGGAATAGATGATAAATTGGAATTAATTCAAATAATACCAGTAAAACAATATATGAAGCTTGAGAAACATATACATATTTTATTAAATCATTTTCGCCAACTTGGAGAATATTTTAAGTTAAGTGAGAACAAGCTGAATGAGAAGTTATTTATGATAAACTTAGCAGATTACAAATAAAATATAAATAAGTTGTATAAGATTAAGGATTAATTTCTTTAGTCTTATATAATTAAATGAAAATTAATATCTGCTTAAAATTATAGATTTAAGTTAAAGTTACTTCAATAAAGCCTATTAATTAGTAGGTTTTTAGAACTAACTAAGTGAGTATGTTAGCTAGATACTCATAGAAAATATATAACAGAAAGGAATGATTTATAATGGCAAATATATTAAAAGTATCATTAGAAAATAATGGATTTAACCAAAAAGTTGAAGTAAAATCAATTTCAGTTGAGTTAGATGCAGATATTACAGTAGCAGAAATAAATAATTATTTACCTAACAATGGTACAAGATTTAACACAGTTGATTATATAAGTTTAATTCCAAGTAACAGTAAAGCTACAATATTAACCCCTAATACAATGTTTGTATGTGTTTTTCTTTCAGAAACAGGAACTAAAAATAGCGAAACTGGATATTTAGAAGGTACATGGAAATGCTTAGGTAAGAGAACTTATTTATCTTAAAGAAAGGAGTGATAATATATGGTATCAATGGATGGACTTATGGCTTGGGTTCTTGCGAATGGATATACGGATGAAGTAGGTAGTGGTATATCTGGATTGAATCCAACTCCTACAGGTTTTGAATTAATAACAACAAGTGGTACGACTTTACCATTTACAATTCCAAATCTACATACACATAGTAATCTGAATAATATTTTAGAAAAACTTAGTTTAGATGTTAATAATAAATTATTGTTTGATGGTCAACCTATAGGGAATGGAGGAGATTTTAGCAATTATGCATTAAAAAATGGTGATGTAAATAATGATTTTTTAGCCAACAATGTAACTGTAAAAGGCAATATCATGCCTTCAGCAAATGGCACTCAAAGTATTGGTTCACCAACTAATAGGTTCAAAGAAATATATGTTAATGAAGCAAAACTAAGTGTTAATACTTTGTATCTTGGAGATACACCTGTAATGGGAACAAATCAAGACACAATTGTAATTAAAGGTGATAAAGATCAAAGTATAGCAGTAAAAACAACTGGGATAGGAACAACGAATCTTATATCTGAGGGGAATGTAACATTATCTACTTCTGGTATGAATGCTAATGTTAATGTTCAAGCAACTGGACAAGGAGCTAATGCCAATTTAAGTGCTACAAATCAAGTTAATCTAAATGCTCCAAACATAAATATCCAAGGAACTTCAACAGAAGTTAAGGGTGCTATGGCCGTTGATAGTCTTACTATTCGTGGAGATGTAACAATTAATGGTGGAGCAACCACAATTCAATCTACAATAGTACCGGTTGAAGATAATATAATCGAACTTAATAAAGGTGAAGTTGGCTATGGTGTTACTGCTGGTAGAGCAGGTCTTAAAATTGATAGAGGAGATGCTGATGATTATTTAATTATATTTGATGAAACAGATAATGACTCTTTAAAAATCGGAACAGATAGTGTTTTAAAAAAAGTTGCAACAGAGAATTATGTAGACAATAAAATTCCAACTATAACATCAAAAGCTGATAAAGTATTAAATTCAGTTAGTGGAGATATTGCTACTCTTGACACGAATGGAAATTTAGTAGATAGCGGTAAAAAGATATCAGATTTAGTGCTTAATACTACTACTATTAATGGTAAAACTTTAAATTCAAATATAACATTAAATAAATCTGATATTGGTTTAGGAAATGTTCCCAATATTGACACTACTAATGCTTCAAGCATTACAAATGGTACATTACCTCCAGCACAATTACCTGTAGCAACAAGTACAACTATAGGTGGCGTTAAAGCTGGTACAAATATAACAATATCAGCAGATGGAACTATAAGCTCTACGGCAAATGGAAGTAATAATATAAATGATAATTTAACTACATCTACTTCGAATACTTATTCAATAGATAAAATAGTATCATTATTAGCTAATAAACAAAATAAAATAATAGTATCAACTACAAAACCAACTGATTTAACTATAAATAATTTTTGGTTAGATATTTCTTCCAACACATCTTATAAATTATTAAGAAGTAATGGAACAGATTATATACAAATAGGAAGTTCATCAGGCACAGATAATCAATTTGAAGTAGTAAGTACATTGCCAACAGAAAATATAAATACAAATAAAATGTATTTATTATCTAGTGATAATTCTATCAATGTTTATAATGGAACTACATGGAACAATTATGGTGGAACTAATGCAGGTGGAGGATTGACACCAGAGCAAGAAACTCAAATATCAAATATACAATATAAACAAAATATTTCAGATAATAATTTAACCACTCCAATAAAGCAAATTACACCAGCAATAAACTATTTAAATAGTTCATTAGAGACTGCAAAAACAGATATAAATTCAAAAGCAAGTGCTGATAATGTTGTTAATAATTCAACTTTTAATAGTCATGTTGATAGCAGGAATCCTCATCAAACTAAAATATCAAATCTTGCAGATGTACAAGTTAGTACTTTATTAGATGGGCAATCCATCATATATGATGCTACAAATAGTATTTTTAAAAATGCAACAATTAGTGGGACTACTGATGAAAAAGTAAAGTTAACAGCAAGTAGTACTAGTTCAGATTATTTAAGTAATCTAATTGATAATACAACCATACAGATAGCTAATAATAAAATAGTTGCAAAAACACTAGATGGATTAAATGTAACATTATCAGAGCTAAATAATATCAGTGGATTAAATGAAAATATTATGACTAAGTTTTCAAACTTTGCAAATGGTGGAGTTCAAGTGTATAATGGAGTATTTAGTTCGTATGCTAATTTATTAGCGTTTAATTTTTCAACATTAACTAGCGGAAAAACATATTTAATGTATGTTTCTTCAGATGAAAATCATAGCAATAATGGAACAACTTATATGTGTAATAATACTACAAATAATAGTACTCAATTGCCTTATTATTGTGGTTTATCAAGTGCAACACAGAGAGATTTAACAGTTAATAAAGTTAGTCTTACAACTGAGGTAAAAAATATTTTACCACAAGCTAATATGGATTTAACTGGAATTGCTAAAACAACGGATTTAAATGCATATATGAAAACAAGTGATTATACGGGAACAGGGACAACATCTGTAAATGTAGCAAAGGCATTACAAGGAATGGCAAGTACAATATCTCAAGTTGATAATTCAGTAAATTTAAGTCATTCTCATCCAAATAAATCATATATAGATAAATTAGGAGAAGATGCAAATGGAAAACCTACCTATAATGGGAGTCCAATAGGTTCAAGTACAATTAACTCAGATACTATGTTAATGTCTGTATATGATCCAAACAAAGATGGCTCAGTTTCAATGTCAGATAAGTTATCTAGTGAATTAACTGCAAGTAATGGAACTGTATATTATAAGAATAATAGTGGAGTCGTAGGATGGTTTCAGCCACCAATAACACCTCCAGAAACCTCTTCTATTAGACAATTAGAATTCCAGAACCTGACAACTAATATTCCACAAATCCAAGATTTTTACCCTGCACTAACTGATATAAAAGGCATCACTCAAATATATGAATTTATAGGTGGCACATCTTTAACAGGATTAGTTGCAGACTTTACAAACATACTAACTATAAATAAAACTGATAATACAATAACTACATCTAATGGATTAAAGATTCAAGATAATTTTAATTATACACTAACAATAACTGATAATACTACATATGTAGTAAAAGAATCACAGATGATAGATGTAAATCAATATATAAATATATCATCTATTTCAAATAGCTAGGAGGTAAAATAAGATGGCAGGAAGTGCAAAACCGTCAGTAGCAGGATTAGGAAGTCAAGCACAATATACAGTAATAGGAGTTGTTGGTTCACAAGGAAGTGGTGGTACAGTTTCAAATTGTGGTTTATTCGATGGAACAACAGTTAATGAGTGGAATACATCTCATGTAATGTATTGGAGTGGAAGTAGTACTTATTTAGAAATCAATATAATATCAAGCAAAGTTAATATATGGAGATGTGGGACTACATCATGGATTGGAAGTAAAGCGCCTCTTCAAATTTTACAATGGAATGGGTCTGCATATATTGATGTAACAACGACATATGCTCAAACATTAAATTCAATAACAGAAACGCAATGGGAGAAAACTATAGCAAATTTACCATCTGGCAGATATAAATTTGTTGGCGTGAATGCTAGATTAGATAGTGAATGGTATATTGAATCAGTTGAATCAAAATATTTAATAAATTCAAGTATTGATAATAAATTATATACAATAGCATCTGGAGCAATAGTTCAAACATCAGCTACAACAACTTCTGATAAATTTATTGCTGGATTCTCAATTAATGATTTAACATCTACTATATTAACGTCAAACACATTAAAATCATTAAGCCCCTTTAAACTTATCAGTTTTAATACCACTAATGATGCTTATACAAAAATATCAGTAAATGCCACGACTACAATATCAGAATTAATAGTATTAAATCAAAGTATTAATACTAAATTAGCTACATCTATAACAAAATATTTTACTGATAAAACATTAAGTGGTAATGGGAATATTAAAGTCGTTGTAAGTAATGATGATATGCTGACTTGGAAAACTTGGAATGGCACATCATGGATATCTTTAACTAATACAATAGTTAATAAATCATATACAAGTATGTCAACGACTGAGAAAACTCAATGGGATACATTTAAAAATGAAATAGCTAGTGTGGGAATGACCGATACAATATTACAAAGTGCTGATTTTAATCAATTTATAGGTCAGAATTTGAGATTTGCTTTTGTATTAATAAAACCAACTTATAATGATACAGCAGTTTTAAAAGATTTACAGTGGAATTACATAGGAAAAGATAATTATGTATTACTAAACAATAGTGATGTTAAAGTTAGTTTAAATGAAGACTTTATACAATTAACACCAACAAGAAATATAACAAAAGTCAAAGCCAATATAATTACTTAGTGAGGTGATAATTAATGTTGAAAATTGAAAATTGTACAAGTATTAATATGCCTAGTAATATTTATAAAAGTTATGAGGTGATTGTTATTTCAGATATAGTTAAAACCGATGAAGGGTATACATATACAAAAAATTTTTATAATCCAATTGAATATAAGGATATTGAGGAACAATTAAGACAAGAAAAAGATAATAGAATTAGTGATTTAGAAGATAAGAATAATAAATTAAACGAAACAATTAATAATTTAAGTCAGCTTACAGACACTTATAGTCAAACTATTGATTTATTAATGTTTGATATATTACCTAATATTGTAACGACAGAAACAAATACAACAGAATAAATGGAGGTGAAAGGAGGTGGAAAACCATATGAGTACATTTATAGCATTACAAATTATGAAAGCTTATGATACTAATGGACTAGAAGCTGGACAAGCTAAATATAGGGGATATTTTATATCAACTAAATTATATTTAGCATATAAAGCAGATTGCGACACAATCTTAACTACAGACGGATATAGTCAAGTCATTGTAACAGTTTAAAAACAATATATATTTATAAATGACTAATGAAATAGAGTAATTAGTAATAAGAAATTAAAACTAATTACTCTATTTTTACCTTAAATAACAATAAAAAATGATGGTTGAAAAATCTTCTATTGCCAATATAATCTTAACATATGTTCGTATAAATTGTAAATATAAAAATAAGGAAGTGAAATTAAATTCTACTTCCCTACTTTGGTGTATTATGTGTATATCGTATCTAAACGGATATAAAAATAATTATAACATAATATCAGTTGTTTGTAAATATAGCTGAAATTTTATTTTGGATTTGAAAAGGTGTTTGGATTATAAAATACTAGCCTTTAATAAAAGTTTCATCGATATTTTTAACACAAAGGATTTTGGTCAGACAAAGTCAAAGTTAAGTTAAAAGAAAGATTTTATAAGAACATGAATGGCTCTATATCTGGGTTCGTGAAATTGAAATTCATAAAAATAAGTAGGATTCTCTCCTACTTTTAATATTCACGCAATCTTTTTAAAAAACGTTTCATTATTTCGTCATCATATAGTAGTTCTACTAGTATGTCTAGACATTTTGTACGTGGAACTTTAAGATCAGTATACATTTGTTTGAAGTCTTTATAATAATCTTCGCGAATTGATGTATAAATATCTACTCTATTGTATTCAAGGTAATCTTTATCTTTATAATATTTGTCTTTATATGTAAAACCCATAATATTCACTCCTTATATACATAATTATAACATATGTTAATAATATGGACAACATATTTGTAATAAATAATGTTTAAGCGAAAATATGTCTTACATATGTTAATAGTATAAAAGTTATGTAATGCAAGTGATTTAAACAGGTTAAAGACATATGTTTATAAATTATAGAATCTTTGAAGAATAAATATACAAAATATATGAATATTAATACATAATAAAATTGAATATATGCATGGCTATATATGGAGTTTGTAATTGTACAGGCTCTTTTTATTATATAAAAATTTAGAATCAGAAAGGAATGATGATATGGGAAAATACTCAAGTAAAAAGGTTAATGATCCACAATGGGGAGAGTTCGATAGCACTACTGAACATAAATTTTGGCTTGAATTATTAAAACAACAAGAAAAAGGAGAGATAGCTAATTTAGAAAGACAAAAACCATTTTTATTAGTACCAGCCTTTAAAGATTCCCACTACGAAAATAAAGCAATTCGTAAAATGGAATATGTCTCAGATATGAGTTTTATCAGAGATGGTCAACTAGTCGTTGTTGATGTAAAAGGCAGTTTATATAATATTACAAATGAATCCAAGGTAAAGATAAAAATGTTTAAATATCTAAATCAAGATATTAGGTTTGAATTGATTGTTACATATGATGGTAGATGGTTCAATTTAGAAGATAAAATTCAAAAGAAAGAGTACACAGAATTAATTAAACAGAAAAAACTTGAAAAGAAAGCCAAGAAAGAAGCTAGAGAAAAAGCAAAGTCTGAAAAGCTAACTACTAAGAAAAAGAGTGTTAAAAGGAAATAAATTATGATGGGGTGAATTGAGATGAACGAAAACTTTGATTTAAATGAATATGCTTATGTCTGCTATTCAGTAAATTTATATAATCAATTTAAAAACAATCATATTAGGTATTTTATTAAAGGTAAAAATGAAGTGTCTAATAAAACATTTTGGATTTATCCAAAGACAGAACAAGTAAAAAAGATATTAATAAAATGGACAGATGGAGTTGGTAAGTAATTTATCAGCTCTTTTATTATGTTCAATTTTATGTTTATAAAAATAGTTTATAGAAAGAAGGAATTTAGAAATGAAAAAAGTATTTTTAGAAAATCTACCAAGAAAAATTTATAAAAATAAGGAATGTATTGATTGGGAATCAGCATATGGGCATAAAGTTAAATTTATATATGATAGTATTACTGGTTATTTTACTATAGGATGTTATACTAAACCTGAACAATTATTGGAAATAACATGTAATATTTATAATATAAAAAGAACCATTTATACTAGTGGCTTAATGGCTTGTAAAATAACAAATACAATAGATATGATAAAAGATATATCTAAAGTCAAGAAGTATTTAAAGATATGTAAACAAAAAGGCGTACAATTAACTAATATGCAAAGAAAATATTATGGATTTAGTCAAAAAATACTTACTTCTGGATGTAAATATATAGGTTACGAAAGTATAACAGATTTACAAAATAGAAATAGTATAAATAAAATTAAGAGATGTAAATACAGTTATGGTGATATATTGATTTCTCATAGAGAATTCTTTAATAAATATGACAGATTCCCTGTAAACAGTGATTATAATAATAAAGTTAATATGTTAGTACCAAAAGAAAAAACTGTTCAAATTTTAAGAGAGAATAAAATGACTTATGAAGATTTATTTAAACATATTTCAAATACAAATATGAGCATTGAAGAATATGAATATAATAAAACCATTAATAACTTTAAAGATATTTGTATTAAAGAAAACAAAGTAATATCTGTTAAGTTACTACAAGAAAAGATAGGACATGATTTAAGGTGGATAAGTAATAGAAATACAAATATTAAAAGCTATTATGATTTTTATAGTAGTTTTGGTTTTAAAAAGGAATGTGATTTAAATAAAAAAGAAGTTATTAAAATTATCTATAAAATGCAATCAAAATTAGATAGACCATTAATGTATAATGATTTTAGAGACTCAGATAATTTTGATGAAATAGGAATATTATCAATACGAAAACATTTCGGCACTATGAATCAAATGAAGGAGGAACTAGGTTTAGAAATAAATCAAGAAGATATGATATCTAAACATGTTGATGATTTTGATATATTGGTGAGAGAATTACAATTTGTATGTGATATAGTAGAAAAAGATGACAGAAATATTGTCACCTCCAAAGATATAAATTCTATAAATAGATTAAACATAAATTATCAAAGTTTTCAAAAAAGATGTTTAGAGAACAACACATCAGTTAGAAGTGTTATAGATAATTATGGGTTTGAATTACAAAAAGAAGGAAATGGTTTAGTCTATAGTTTTAACGATGGAGAAAGAACTGTATCTCAATATGAACTGAATTTTAGTAATAAACTTAGAGAATATGGATACTTATATAATAAAGATTATTTTAGAGATGTTAGATATAAAGAATTTATAAATTATTATAATGATATGATGAATTGTGATTATGTTATACATATTGATAACAAGGCTATTTATATTGAATTAGCTGGAATGTTAAGTGGTAAAAATGAAACAAAATACAAACAAAATATAGATATAAGTAGTAAGTCTAAACAATTGTATGCAGAAAAACTTAAATTAAAAGAAAATATGCTTATTCAAAACGGTCTAAATTATTTTATTCTCTTCCCTAGTGATTTGAGTGAAAATGATTTAGATTTTTTATTTGAAAACAAATTAAATATATGCAGAAAGGACTTGATTTAATATGTCAGTAATAAATAAAAATATGGTTAGAGATAGAGCCTTAAAACTTCCCGAAGTAACAGATGAAATGTATAATCAATGTAACTCAGAAACTAGAGAGATGATACAAGAATATTTCGATAATAAAGCACAACTATCTCCAGATACAAAAACTCAATATTGGTCAGCTTTAAGACAGTTTGTATATTGGGTAAATACTTCTTGTTCTGATAAACCTCTATACAAAATTAAAAAGCGTGACTTTAGTAGGTTTATGTCATATCTAGTTAATAGAGGAATGTCATCAAGTGGTCTGAAATTTAAAAAGTCAACAATTTCATCTTTATGCAAATATATAGAGGATTACATAGTGGAAGATGAAGATATGAAAGAATATGCTACATTTAGAAACTTTACAACTGTATATAAAGTTGAAGCTTTAAATTATGTATATGAAAAAATACCTATATCTGAAGATGAATACAATAAATTAAAAGAAGCATTACTTGATGATGAAAATTATATGGGGTTAGCATGGGTCGCTTGTGCTTTTAATAGTGGTGCTAGACGTGGAGGAATTAGACAATTTAAAGTTGAGTGTATTAAAGATGGTATTCCTGAAGGAAAAACTTTTGTATATTCTAATATGGTGAGAGAAAAAGGCAAGTCAATTGATGGTAAGCAAGTTAGGTACATGATGAATAGTGAATGTGTAAAATATATAAATTTATGGTTAGAACATAGAGGATATGAATCTGAGTATATATTTACATCAAAATATAGAGGTGAAATAAATATGATATCTAAAGAATGGGCTGATGATTTTTGTACTAATGTATTATCAGACATCTTAGGACGTAGAATAAACCCACATTTATTTAAAGCCAGTGCTATAACTTATCTTCTTGAAAAAGGAAAAGATATAAAGACAGTCTCTAAATTTGTTGCCCAGCACAACGATATTTCAACCACTCAATCATTCTACGATTTACGTAAGGATGAGGGTGTTGATGAGTTATTTGATTAACCACATAAAACTATGTTTTTAAAAGGAATTTAAACTACATATAGTATATTAAAATATATACCAATACTATATATTGTATACCAAACACCTGCATAAACAAATTATAACTAAGTAAAAAGGACAGGAGAATAATAAATACTACTCTCCCACTTTTATAAATAACCACACAATGAGATAGGTTACAATCAAATAATCGGAATGTTTGGATTGGGTAACATGTCTGAAAATATTAGCAGTAATCCTATCTCATTTATATTATAAACAATCTTAAATATATTATACGTAAATCGTATATAAAATAATCTCATAGTCGAATTAATCAGCCAAACAAATCGAATTCAACCATGAGATTATCCTGTAGAATTTTATTACTTAAAGTGAAATGTAAAATGATTTTACATTAGAATGAATTCTCATTCTGTTAGTATTATATGTATTGTAGAAATAAATATGTACAAAATTTAAAATAACTTGAAAGGATGGTGTTGTAATAATGAATAATAAACTAAAGATACAAAATACTTCTGAAATAATTTTACAGCAAATAAGAGCAAGAGATCATAAGATAAGTGAACTTGAGAAAGAAGTTTTAGTTATGAATGAAGAGTTAAATAAGAAAAAATACACCATCAAAGTATTAGTAGGTATATTAAGCATTTTACTAATAGGTAATTTAATAATGATAATAAAATAAAACCAACTAAATTAATATTTAAAGAAAGGACTTGATTGTATTCAAAAATTAACTTAGAAAGGAATGATCTATGATGGATTTTGCAGGACTAAGCACTTTAATAAATCAAAATGGTCTAGCAGTTGTATTGTTACTGTGTTTATGTTGGGGAGGTTATTCAACAATTTCTCCATATGTCAAAAAGAAATTAAACAAAAGTATAGAAAATGATGATAAACTGGAAGATAATATACATAAAGAATATTTCAAAATGACAAAAGAAACGAAAGATATGAATAAACAATTTATGTTAGAGTTAAAAAGTATTAACATTACAAATCAACAGATTTCAGCTACAAATGAGCTATTAGCAAAAAGTAATAGCAAATTATTAGAATCATTAGATAATAGAATATCTACTCTTGAAGATACTACAGATGATATTGGAAAAACAGTCGAGAAGATTAATACAAAGATAGATGTGATGTTAAAATAAAAAAGAGATAGCATTACACTACCTCCCAATAAGAAATTATATTATCCAACAAAAATATAACTCTTAACTATAATAATACATTAATATTATTTACAAGTCAAGAAAAATTTAACAATTATTCAAAATAAAAATAAATTAAAAATGGAGAAGATAGCCTATGAGATTAAAAGCTATCTTCTGTGAATGGTATTATAAGATAAGGTATGCCAATACGCGCCACACGTAATTTAAATACTTATCTTATAATCATTATACGATTTTCGGATAGAAAAATCAAGAAAAAAGTTCATGAAATAGGGAAATAAATGATAGATTTACAAGAATCGAAAGATTTAATGTAGAAATATCATTTATTTCCCTATTTTTTTTTGTTTTATTTCTATATATTATTATGAGGTAATTGATTTTCTTCATTTAAATTATAGTCATATATTGGTAATTATATACATATTATATTAAATCTTTTCTTGTTAAATTTATAAAATTATAAGAATATCCATCAGACTCAAGTATCCCACTTTCCCACTCTTTTCTCCATTCATTAGAATTTATTTTAAAGAATGTATCAGCATCATAGTTACCTTTGACGGTAGTTAAATATATTTTATTACAATAAGGTAAGAATTGTTCATATATTAACCCTCCACCAATAATAAATACTTCCTCTGATGAGTTCTTATATTCTTCTATTAATTCATTTATATTATTTTTAAATATTAAAGATTCTTTTGGACTCATAGTGTTTATTCTATTTGATGTAGTTATTACTATATTATGTCTGTTTGGCAATGCTCCATTAGGCAAACTGTCATAAGTTTTTCTGCCCATTATTATGGTGTGTTCTGTGGTAAGTTCTTTAAATCTTTTTAGATCTTCTTTAATTTTAAATAACAGATTATTGTCTTTCCCAATACCACCATTAATGTCACATGCGACTATTATTGATAACATAATTAAACACTCACTTTCATACTAATTTTTCCCATATTCTCATAATCCTCTAATTTAATATCATCTATAGTAAAATCATAGAAATTTGTTATATTGGTATTTAATTTAAGTTTGGGATTTGACACAAAAACACTCATCAGTTCTTTATTTTTAAGTAATGATAAATCATCCTTAATATGATTATATGTGTTTAATATATTATATCTTTTAACTTGTTCCTTCATACCATCTATTTGATTCTCATATATATGAGCATTATTTATTACATGCGTAAGTTGTCCCACTTTCAGTTCTGTTATTTGAGCTATCATATGGACTAAAACTGCATATTGAGTTGTATTAAATGGCACACCTAATGGAATATCTCCAGAACGTTGTACAAGCATACAATTAAGTCTGCCATCTGTTACATCCCAAATAGTTTGATAACAACAAGGTTGTAATTGCATATCAGGTAAGTCTTCTATATTCCACAAAGATACAATCATGCGTCTATCTTGAGGGTTATTTTTAAGAGTTTCTATTAGCTTATCAAGTTGTTTATATTTTGCAATTTGATATCCATAAGCTTTACCTATAGTGTTGTTTGAATCAACCCATTCATCCCAAATATGAACATTTTGATTTTGCAATAAGGTAACATCATTTGATTGTGATTGCCATATCCACAACATTTCTTTCGTTGCTGTTTTGAATGCTACTTGTTTTGTTTTTAATATTGGGAATTCTTTTTGTAAATTCACTTGGATTATTTGGTGTGGTAATTTATATGTTGGAACACCGGTTCTATTATTATCATAATAACCATTATTTAAAATATTCTCTACTATAGTCATGTATTGTTTTTCATAATTATTTGCCATTCTCGTTCTCCTTAAACTTGATTATATTTTGTTTTACTAAGATATTTTAAAATCTCTTTCTGCTGAGGTATAAGCATTTATTAATTCATCCTCATTATAATCTTCATCTTGTTCAGATGATTTTCTTTCAAATAATGTTTTATCATATCCTAATAATTCATTATCATTTTGTTCTGGATTTTCAATTATATTATGTAATAATTCATTGTCAGCTTGTAATTGTTCGACTAAATTTAATAAAAATCTACTATTTGATTTCCACTCTTCTTTTTCCTTTTTTAAGGTTTCTATTTCTAATAATAGTTCGTCTGTATTTTTTTCTTTGCTTTGTTTAATTTCCATATCATTTAACATAATTTATTCTCTCCCTTATAATTTATCTTTTTATTATTTAATATCTCTTAGTTACCATAATATTATTATAGAGCATATATTTGGACAAGTCAACACTATTATCTATATTTCATTTACTATTTGCAACTTTATATTACTAATTAGATTAATACTTTATCGTAATTAAACTCTTCATCTAATTCATAGTCTTCATTCTCGCTAATTATATAGCTTAACTTAGTAGTTGCAGTTTCTTTGTCAGTTGCTATAACTAAAACTTCTTTGTCAGTTGTTTCATTCCAAACTGAAAATAAAAATGCTTTTAACAATTTGCTTCACTCCTCTTCTAATTTTTAAATATCTATTTTTCTTATAATGTCTTCTTCTTTCACATCAAAACATTTTGTTTCTTCCCATTCTCTTTGAAATAAAAAGCTTTCATATGTTGCAGTTGATTCAACTACATATGCCTTCCCATAATGAAAAGGATCTTTTACTTTTAATATTTCTCCACTTCCTTTCATTGTTTTATTAGAAGAATAAAGTAGAAATTCAACTATATCTCCAACCTGATATTTATTAGGTTCTTCTATATTATTTGAGGGCATAAAACACCAAATAATATAGGATATAAAAAATATTGTTAATATTATAATTGCATAAATCATATAAAATATAATCACCTCCTAACCACATAAAATTTCAGTTTTATATATACTTTATTATAATCTATTTACTATAATTTCATAGTCTTTGAATTTTATTTCTTCAATACTATATATTGAGTATTCTTTTGATTTTAACTTAGAATCTATAAGTATATTTAATGCTTTATCTTTATTTATTGCAGGTATTATTTGAACTGTTGTATTTGGGTAGCTATAGTCTTTATCTTCATCACTCCACCATTCTCTAAATGAAATTTTATATAATTTATAATTATCTTTCACTTTAAATCCTCCTTATTGTGATTATTCGCACCCTTAAAGAATGCAATTATTCCTAATATCATTATTGTCCAAATTATTAAACTTATAATTACTACCTTGAGCATATGTAACACCACCTCTTTATTATTTATTTATATTTAATTTAATACATGCTTATTTCAGTTTTATCATGTCTAATAATTCCTTTCCATGTTTAGTCATTAATATCCACTTCATATTTATACATGGAGTTATATAACGCATTAGGAATTATATTTTTGTATTCATTAGCAACCTCTTTAATATATTTTTCTTTTGCTATTTTATATTTTTTATGTGCTTCAAATTTATCACTGAAACTTCCCAAATATACTTCCCCTTTTAATGTATGTAATCTACTTCTAAATGAATTACTATCTGAATTTTCACTTACACCTATTGGCAAATTACCTCTTGACGCATTTGATTTTAAAAATAATTGATTGATTCTTTTTGGCACAAATATACATGTTTCAGGACTGTAAACTGTATTGCCTTTATAAAGTATATCTTTATCTAATTCAGTTTTACCTAATTCATTTATTTCATAATAATTTTTTTCAAACCATTTGGCAAAGTTTTGAAAACACAACCAATCATCACATACATATTTGTTTTTATAAGTTGGTTTTTGTGTTTGATATTCTTCACTATAGCAACGCTGTAACATTCTAACCCAATAACAATATGCTTTTGTCTTTTCCTTATCTTTGTATGGCAAATAATCTCCCACACCTAAATAACCAACACCAAACACTTTTTTATCATAAGGATTCTTGATTTTCCCTAGTTTAAATTCTTTATATTGGCAATTAACCACATATTTAAAACTATCTTGGAATTCTACATACATATTATCACTTCTTATATATTTTATAATTTTCATTTTAGTACCATTTGTATTTTCTCTTATTTCTCCTATTCTATCTTTCATTTAAAATCTCCTTTTAATAATAACTTGGCTCACATTTATCAAATCTCCATTCGAGAAATACAGGGAATCTTAAACTAGGTTTATTATCTTTACTATTGGTTGTTTCTTCAAAATATTGTATTTTTGCTATTTTCCCTATATATTTATTTGGATTATTATAGACTTCATTTCTCATTTCATCTGAAAATCCAGAACCAACTCCAATAGTATTATTTTTATATTCAACATTTATTCGACCCAGTGTTCCTTTATTTTTTCCTTCGCCTTCCTCGATTGATAGTACTTTAAGGTCAGCATCTTGAAACTTCTTTACTTTTAGTATATTTGACGTTCTTTTACATTCATATGGAGCATTCGAAAGATTAACCATTACTCCTTCTTCATCATTAGCTATAGCTTCATCTAATAACTTAATTATTACACTTTCATCTTTACCTATGTATCGAATTGGTACCTCAATTATATTTGTAAATCCATGTACAGATATTAAATTGCTTAATTGTTCTTTTCTCTCTTTACATTTTGTTTTTGAAATACCTTGTTTAAATTCTTCAAATGTTAAAATATCAAATGCATGTAATGCTAATCCGTGTTTAACACCTTTCTTTCTTGATTCTTTCATTGTTTCTCTATATAAATCCTTCGAATGTAGCCCCTCTATATTTAAAAGTAATTCTCCGTCTATTACAGTATTATTAGGTATCTTTTTAGAATCTTCTTCGAACTCTACTAATCCTTCTATTTCTTGCCCTTGTCTTGTAAAATATTTAACTTGCCCATTCTCATCTTTAATTAAAACAAATCTGCATCCATCTAACTTTTGAGTAATAATAAATTCTTTACCTTTTACTTTTTGTGGCTTCTCAAAGTATTTATCAGCTAACATCACATTGAACTGTGGAATTAAATCTTTCCATACTTTATTAATACCTTTTGCATTAATACCCATTCTTAAATCTTTCAGTAAGATACATTTATATAGTTCCATTTCATTTTCATTTTGAATACTTCCAAGAAATGAATTTGCAGTAGCCCTTAAAGAATCATTAATGTTTGAACTTGATAATATATCTAACAATTCAAATATATCAATAGTAAAATTAGCACTATTAATTGGATTAATTGATTTCTCACTCATTCCATATTTTTTAAATGGATCATATGTATACAACAAAACTTTCTTTAATAATTCATTGTCCTTATTCTTTTGTAATATTGCTATTTTTCCATTTGTTGAAGACTCATTTCTTAATTTTTGTACAATTTCTATTACTTCTTTCATTAAACTCTCTCCTTTAAGTTTTATAATTTTGTATATTTTATTTATTCAATGTTTGCGTTCTTGAAAGCTTGTTCATATTCACTCATATCATTTTCATCAAACCATTTGCTATAAATATCTGTAACATCTGGAATAGAATCAAATAAATCAACAATGTTATTTGGCATAATACAACCCCTCCTAATTTTATAATATAATTTATGTATTTCATATAAGGCTTGGACTATTTACTATTTAGTTCCTACCCTTGATATAATAATACTACTATTGCATATTATTGTCAACAACTTATTTATATTTTATTTACATTATTTAAAAAAGGTAGAAAAATAATTTCCACCTTTTAATATATGTATTTATTTAATTATAGAAACATCGTCCTGTGACACTACATCATAGTTATTTACTGAAAATCCTATATTTACTTTATCTGAAACATAAGTATGTATTTGATCTGTAATATTTTCTTTTAAATTTTCTATGCCTTCTTTTCTAAAACTTTCATTAGATAATATTGTATTTCTAGCATAATCTCTAATTCTAGAATTAATTGAATTAATTTCTGAAGATGAAAAGTTATTTTGTAACCATCCTACTCTTTCATTAGTCTGAACATCTGATAATTCACATTTATTTAGAGATAGTTTATTATAAGATAAATCAATATAAATAGTATCATTCTTGATAGTAACTTGAGGATTAGACATATTATAGCTAAACATAAAAGAGAATTGTGAATCTACAGTTATATCTTTACTATTCCAAGTATCTATTTTATCTCTTAACCATTTCATTGTTACATCATTTTCAGTTATATTTTTATTGGTAAAAGCACATCTAGTATTAACTATACCTTTTAATACATTAAGACTATTTTCTTTACTTAGTGCTTTTATTACTGATTCCTTATCTATCACTCTATAGGTTTGTTGTTCTAATGTTGTTTGATTATTTGTATTCGAACTGGCTTTATGTATGTTCTTGTAGGATTTACATGTGAATAAACTAAGTGTAATTAAAATAATTGTTAATCCTATTATTATAATTTTAATCATCTTACTCATTATGATCTAGCTCACTTTCATTTGAATTGCTAGACATATTGTCAATTTTTATAATTAAATCTACTATAGGTGAAAATACAAATACTATCCAGTAGTATGTCATAAGAATTTTTCTATTTTTAGTATGTAGTTTTTGTCCTATTAAAAAAGTAAATGAACCTAAAAGTGAGTAAATTAGAATTATATATAATATTATTATCATTTTAAATCTCTCCCCATATTTTATTAATTGAAATTTACCCACTTTCTACTCTTTTGTTATTGTTTTATTTTATTATTAATCTTTTAATAAATCTTTCATTTTTGTTTCCATTATCTCTATGTTTTTCTCTAGTGTTTCAATGTATTGAGTTATTAAATTTGTAGAATCAAATAGATGTGTTCCAATATATAAATCTTTATCTTTTTCATATGATTTTAACTGAGTGTTCATTTCTTCCAATAATTTAGATTGTATTTTGATTAATTTCATTATTCTTTTGTGAGTTTTTATGCTTGTATACATTAATTTAAGCATAGTAATAAACTTATTCATAATCTACTCCTTTCTATAACTTAGTTATAATTTATCTATAAGTAGTTAAATGTATGATTTTAACTAGTTTTTATAGTTTGGGAGGCTAGTAATAGCCCCATTCTTATTTGCCACTAGAACCTCTATTACCTTCTCCTCTTTTAGATGGTATTGATTTTAATTCTTCTAATGAAATTTCTTTAACATTCATTTTAGGGACAGGTAAAACAACAGCTTGACATATAGCTTTTTCATATGGATATATAATATGATCTAAGGATAAGTCATCAATTAATTCTTCATTCTCTTTTTTAATTATTGCTATAGGATTATTAGTTGTATTTGTTATAGGAACGAACCACTCTCCTCTATATCCTGAATCAATAACACCACATCTTTGAGCAATACCTTTTGTTCCTGTAGAACCCCTCTCTTTTAATACAATTGCATAATCTTCACTACAAGCACTACAAATTCCTGTAGGTATCATTTTAGTTTCATGAGGATTAATTAACATATATTCTTCATGAAAATCTGCATATATATCATAACCCATGTTTTCTTCATCTTTAGTTGGTATTTTAGCAGTTTCACTTGTTTTTGCAAATATCAAAGTATTTCCTAATCCTTGATTTAAAATTTCTGTCTTCATGTGTTCTAATGTTTCTTTATTATTGAAATCCATTGTGTATCCTACTTCCATGTCAATTCCTCCATTAATTTTAGTATTTACTATTGTGTTGTTGTCTCCTATATTTATCATTTATTTCTCTCCTTTAATTTTAATTTGTTTTATATTTTATTTTTATTCGTCTAACTAACTGCACTTGTGAACAAGTTCGTAAGTTAATTGATATTTTACTTTATTTTATAATTAACTTATCTAAATCTTCTTCATCATAGTTATAAAATTCATCTACTATATGACCAATAAATCCAAATATATCTTCTATTGCTTGTTTAACTTTCTTTTCTTCATCTGTTGGCTGATATGTATTAATATCTACTTTATCTAATATCTTTTGGCCTGTTATAGCTAAGTCTGTTTTGAAAATATCTTTTACCTTAGTTATGGTGTCTTTTAATTCTGTAAGTTCTGTTAGTATTTTAGATTCCATTATATTAATCTCCTTTTAGTAAAATATATAATTTTTATTTGAACCTTCGGTAATAGAATCTCTTGATAATTTTTCATTTGGGTATTCAGAGTCCCCAAGTTCTATAGTATAATCTTGATTTAATGTTTTAAGATATTCTATTAATTCTGCTACTGTCATTGCATCTTCCATTTATATTAACTCCTTTCCCAATGCTTTAAATTGTAGTTTTTATTGTCTTTTTATTCCCAATCTAAACTAGCAGTTTTCTCTTCAAACTCACCATCTTTAATGATAAATCTAAAATGTTCTCCGTCTTCACCACTAAATTGTAAAAATCCATCCTCACAATATGGAGCTATTATTTTAAAGAATGTGTCATCATCACCATATTTTTCACCTAAGAAATCTGTTATTATGTAGAAATTATCTTCTTCTTTAATTTCATATCTTAAATCTGACCAAACATCTTCTATTGACATTAATTCATCTTCTTCATAATCATCGTCCCATGAATGGTCTTCTTTATCTGTCCCTAAGTCAATTTCATTAATATCAAATCCATCTACCCAACGTAAAGTATTTGATTTAAAATAATCTGATAGTGTTTGTAGTATTATCTTCATATTTTCCTTTTTAATTTTTATAGTTCCTTCTTCATGACTTATACAATATCCCATAACTAATTTTCCTCCTTGTTTAAAAATAATTTCTTTTCTTCATTTAAATTTAATTTATACTTTTTAACTATATAATCTAATAATTCATCATTGTCAATTTTACTACCATTACAAAATGGACACATATGTTTAGGTACACTACCACCATTCCCATTTATAATATCAAACCAATCTTTACCTTCTGTATTTTCTATGCATTCGTCACACAAGCTTCTTCCACATTCCTCACATTCTGATACATACTCTTCATACCTTGCATCTCCACAACAATCACAACTATAATAATCTACTGACATTTTACATCTCTCCTCTTTCTTTTATTATTTAATTTATTTGTAATGTCATAAAATATTCTTTTGATTGACTTTTTTGTTTTAAGATAAGGGAATAAATCCCCTATCTATTAGCTTAATTTAAATCAACTTCATATTGATTGCTTGAACCATACATCGAATTTTCACATTTCTTATCTTTTTCAAACTTTCCACATATTAACTTATCAATATATTTTGTTTGTTCTAAATTTTTTATATCATTGTATTCATATCCAGTCCAAACAAAAATACTACAATCAGGAATTTCTTCTTTTACTGATTTTAATAAATCTAATAATTCTTCTCTATTATATGGTGCGAATGGTTCACCACCTAAAACTGATAAAGCCTTTCTTTCTTTACATAATTCTATTATTTTTTGTTTATTTAATTTAAATTCTGTATCATGTTTCCATAAAAATTGATTATGACAATCTTCACAATGGTGTGGGCATCCTGTAAACCATACTGATACTCTTAATCCTTCACCATTTAGTATTTCAAAATCGTGAATTCCTCGTTCAACTTCTCGTCCATAATGAACTTCTCTATCTTGATTTTCTTGTTCTTTTCCTTCATTTACTCTTGTATCACCATCAATAACATAATAAGAAAGATATCCACAAACTCTGTCAGTAACTATTATTTTTTTACTACCACAATGAGAACAATGAGGATTTGTTTTATCATAATCAAGTATTTCTTTGCCACAATTCTCACAAATAGCTGAATCGAAGTTTACTCCTTCATATAATCCCATTTTCATAGCATGTCTTGTAACTTGACTTATAGCTTTTATATTGTGATTTATAGGGTACTCGCTATAAAAAATGTGACCACCATTGCTTAAATCAAACATAGGTTTTTCTATTTTCATTTTTTCAAATGGATCAATTTTAGCAGTAACATTTACATGAAAACTATTCATAAAATATTTTTTGTCAGTTATTCCTTTAACTTCACCAAAATGTTCAAATTCTTTATCTCTACAAGTTTCAGCATACTTTTCGGCAGGTGTTCCGTAAATTGCAAATAATAATCCATGTTTTTTGATGGCTTCATCTTTCCACTTGTTTAAATGTTCTAAAACTTTGATAGAAAAACTGTTATCTTCATGTTCTTCTTTTCCAGTCATTAATAAATTCACTTCATTTAACCCTATATATCCATATGACCAAGTAAAAGTTCTTATTGCTTTTTCAATAGTTTCATCAGGTTTAAGTTTCATATGACATCCACCCTCACAAAAGAACAATGGATTTGAACTAGCTAAAACATTTTTCATTCTATTAAATTGCCATAAATGTCCTTCAGTTGCTAAGTCAAAATACTTTTTAAGTTCTTTGAAATAAGCTTTTTCATCTCTTGTTTCTCTAAACATTAATGCTGGTCTTACTGTATTTAAAGTTATTGCACCACAATTTGCCCTTCCATTAAATACTGGGTTGCCATTTTCATCAAACCATACTGATAAATAAGCTCTACACACTTCATTCTATTATTTCTAATAGCGTGGACTATACCTTTATATACCTTTTAACAAGAGTTTATTTGTAGTTACTCTAAAGATATATACCTCACATTAAGCTAATTTAAATATAATTAACTTACACATATTGGTCTACAAAACCTTCTGTGAAGTCTCTACACCGTTGCTTTATTACTAAAGCCTTTAGGCTCGGTATTACCTTATCATAAGACTTAGGCTTCACCGATTTGAGTGAGGTTTTGTATGGGCAGTAGATTATATTCTACCCATAGGTGCTAATGCATATCCATACTTTTTCCATATCTCTCCACAATAGCCTTCATCAAGAGAAAGAAAGTCAGGATAGTTTCTTTTACTTCTACATTTAATTGCTAAGTTGTATAAATCTTCATTAATTCCACCTTCTCCATGTATTTCATCTCTATAAAAGAATACTATTTTAGGAAATATTGCAGTTTGATGGAGTTTACCACAACCTTTTAATCTAGTTTCCAATATTATTCTAGTAACAAATTTAGCCCAAAATGAAGTTCTATTTCCAAATGCTATTGTTTCAAATGGAACTTGCATATTAGAATTCGATATAGAATTTAATCTAGTTTCTATTCCATTCCATCTTTTTCTAAAGGCACGTTCTACAAATTTCATTGCTAAATCTTTAATAGTTTCTTCATCTACTTTATCTCCTAGTTGATTTTTATAATATGTAATTGATTTTTCATAAGATTTCTCAAGAACATCTTCTAATACATGGTCAATTTCATTTATTGTAAAGCCACCATATTCTTGAGAGCTAGCTTCAAGCAAAACATCTGATAAAACACCTAAGTAAGCTTCTATGCTATCAGCATCATCATATAATAAACCATTTATTACTGGATTATTGTCTATAACATTTTTCATATCAAATAAGCAACAATTTATACTTCCAAAATAACGATCTGCTAAATCATGAAATTTCATTTTATTATCTATATGTGCATCTGCTAATTTTCTAGGTAATACATGGGTTAACATTTCATTTTGAATAAATGAGTCTAATATATGTCCTTTTTTGGTAGATATTAAATATGAATTTTTATTTGCATTTTCTCTATTAGGTTTTGTTAATATGTTGTAAAATTCACTTCTTAATTCTTTATTTCTTTTGTATTCTTGTATTGCTCTATATCCTTCATAAGATAATGCAATATCTTTATTTTTATTTTCTATAAGTAATAACACTACATTCTTTTCTATATTTACTACAGATGGTTCAATTTCGTTATTGATTAATTTCTCTTGGATTCTATTTGCTACTTTTTCAGCAATCTTGTCTGTTCCTCCAGCTTTTTGAATAGCTTCAACTATTCTTTGTTTATTGAAGTCTTGTTTTTCTCCTGTCCTTTTTGTAATTTGCATTTGACCACTCTCTTTCTATTTTATAATTTATTTATCATATTTTGTATTAGGTTTAACCAACACAAAACTAATAATCATTGCTATTGTATAAAGTATTAATAAAATATATAAAACATCATTGTAATTATGTGTTTTTGATATTATATAAGCACTTAATTGATTTCCTGTTATTCCTGCTATAGCCCATGCTGATAACTCTAAACCATGAATTGTACTTATATTTTGCATACCATATCTATCTGATAGTAAGGTTGGCAGATTACTAAACCCACCGCCATATCCAGCATTAACTACACAAAGTAGAATTATAACTAAAATTATTATTGAATTACTTATTGCATTTGTTAGTATAGTTGCTAATATGAAACCTATTGATAAGCCAAATATTAATTTATATATAGTATTTCTATCTTTTAGCTTGTCACCTATAGATGAGAAAACTAGTCTACCTCCAGCATTAAATATAGCTGATAATGAACTTGCAAATGCTATTGCTGTAAATCCCATATATGTATAAATGTCTTTTTCTTGTGCAATTAAAGCTAGTCCACATGTAATGTTTATATAAAACATGATCCATATTCCTATGAAAGTTTTATTCTTAATAATTGATAGTTTGTTAATTGGAATATATGTATCATTATCTTGATATTTTTTAGGCTTCTTTAATAATAAATGTCCTATAAACATTGATATAAAGTACATTCCACCTAATATATAAAACATATTATATATGGTTGTTATTTGTTGTAAGTATTGCATTATTGGACTTGCTATAACTTTTGCTAAACCAAATCCCATTACTGCTATTCCTGTGGCTAATCCTTTATTTTCTTTAAACCAAATCATTAGTGTTTTTACTGGTGTTAAATATCCAATACCTAATCCAATTCCCATTATCACGCCATATGAAATGTAAATGCCTATTAACGATTTAAAATATATTGATAAACCTGTTCCAAACATTCCTAGTGTAAATAATATAGTTGCTAGTAGTGAAGATTTATGAATATCTTTTTCTACAAATTTACCACCAAAACTAGCTGACATACCTAAGAAAAATATTGCTATACTAAATGCCCATTCTACTGAATTAACACTTTGTCCTATGTAATTTGCTATATTACCTTTAAGTAAAGACCAACAATAAACTGTACCGATTGAACAATGAATTAGAAGGGCAGGTATTGCCCCATTAATCCATTTATTTTGATTTAATTTCAACTTATCACATTCTTTCTACTTAGTTATATTTTGTTTTATGTATTTAATCTTTCATTGTTTGTTCAAAAAACCATATAGCTGTTACGATTGACCCACAAATTGCAGTACTTCTTAAATTTGTAATGCTTTGACTTACAAATGAATCATATATTAAATACAACCAATAAGCACCACATATTAAATTAAAAACTTTCCATAGTCTTTGCATTTTAAATTGCTCCTTTATAAACTTAATTATATTTTATTTACATTTATTATATTACCATCATAAGAATAATTTGTAAATAGGTAATCATAATTTATTCTTTATTTCTTCTCTACTTCCACTCTTCCCACATTGAGTACAATGCATTTCACTACTTCTCATTTCATATGTACTATCATACTCTATTGTGTATTCTCCCTTTTCATCTTTATGGTCACAATCATCTTGTAAATCTTTTATCTTTTCAGTTATCTCTTTATTTACCTCATCTAATAAAGTTTTTCTTTTTAAATATAATCCCTTTAATTCCATTTCTATATCATTATTTTTCATAATATTATTTCTCCTTTTTAATTAATTATATTTTCCACTACCATTACAACGAGGACAAGTCACCCAATCATCAGATGACTTATGATAAGGATCGCCACCATCATTACAAGGTTGATAAATTTCTCCTTTTCCATAACATGAGGGACACGCATTTGATATTTTACATAAATCTTCTTTAGACTTGTTTAAGTTATTAATAATAATTTGTCTTTCTTTTATTTCTTTTTGTAATGTTTCAATTGATTCATCCATTTTCTTAATTGTTGTTATCATAATTATCTCTCCTTTTATATATCATATATTTTATTTACTTTCCCTTAAAATTAACATTTTAACAGGTTATCTGACCTCTGTAAGCTAGTAAACAAGCCATTCTTAAATTTAATTTTTATAAAAATTGACTAATTTTAAGAATTTGCTCTATAATCGCTTAGAAATCAATTTTTCTCAAAAATTCTGTTTTTAACAATTCTATATAATTATAGACGACTTTATTTATTATCTATAATCCACTGAATAAACTTGAAAGCTCCTAAATTATATTTATCATATTCTTCTAGTTTAGCAAATTCAGAATAGTATTCCCAAAGTAATTTATCATTATCTTTCTTAATTTGTTTATTAATAAATCCAACCAAACTATTCCTATCATTTGTAATTTTTTCTTTATCTAATAGATCTTGCATTTGATTTCCCATATGTATTCACCATCCTTTATAATAAGATCCATTTATCTGATTCTATAGTTTTTAAACTAAAAGCACATTCTTCGCTATCTTCATGGCAATATATTTTATCTCTTACAATATAATATGTATATTCTTCGAATTTTGCATCTCCTCCTTTACGCATATGTTCTTTTGCTGTCATAAAGTCAACATATTCGGTTTTATTTTTCAATTCTGTACAATAGTCATATACTTCTTGAAGCCACTTAATTGTTTTATGAATATCATCGTATGTAAGAACACCATCTTCACAATTAATAATATATTCATTTGTTTTTAAATTTTTAATAAAATTATTTTCTGTAATATCTGAAAAATACATCTCATTAATTGGAGATTCTTTTAATTTCTCAAAAGTTAATTCTGATTTATTATTATAAGTATTTTCTTCTTTTTCATCTTCTTGAATACCTGAATCCCAACATTTTGTACAATTCTCGTTGAAATGTTCACACAGTTGTTCATCATCTTCAAACCCTTTAATTTTCAAACTATATTCTCCATAAGGGCAACAATTTTCAATTAAATCTTCTTTACTCTCCCATTGGTTACACTTGGGTTCTTGTAAATTTTCACTCCAAGCTTTATCTATTGCTTTCATATTTTATAACTCCTTTATTAATTTATTTTTATATTTTATTTAAATCTATTCTTTTATTGTTTCTTGCATTCTTCATACATAAAATTTAATATCCCTATTATAGCTATAAACTTTAAATAAGATATATCATTAGTAATTAGTATGCAAATAATAACTAGCACATCTAATATCAATGATATCTTTGTAGATAATTTCATTATTTATATTCACCTTCTTTTTATTTTATTATTTGACCTTTAACTTTAATTTTACCCATCTTATTTACCCGATTATAGTATGTGCTATCACTTTCTCCATTTTCTTTTGGTACGAAAACATCTAACCTATAATCATTATTAAAATATTTATCAGAACCTCGATCTAAAACAGTAACTTCTCCCCAACCTTGTAATTTTATTTTTGTATTGATTTTATAATAATTTGAAGCCACTACACCATCAAACAATTTACTTCCTGTACTTGTAATACCTCCACATCCCGAATAATTTTCAATATCTAAATTTGAATAAAAGGTTAATTCAAACTCTTGCCATTCAGGTTCATTTTTCTTTTGTTCCTCTAACTCCTTTTCTTTTCTCATTTTTTCTTCCATCTTTTGTTTTTCAAATTCAATTTTATCTTTTTCTGTTTGTATTTCGAAATCAGTTTTTATCATTCCTAGTTTATTTGTTTGAAATACCGTTTTATTACTACTTTCAACAACTTCTGTTGCTCTCCACGGTGTTTGTGCATTTACATTACAAGTTGTAAATAACAATGTTGTACTTAGTAAACACATAATCCTGTTTGTAAGCATTCGATCACTCCTGTCTTATGTTCACTATTTTATTAATTCTTTTTCGATAATTAATTTTATGTCCTCAGTTTTTTCAGAATATTCAATTGCATTAGTAGTTAATTGTTGTGTAGTTTCAGCTATTTGATCAACTGCTGAATTAGTATCTAGTATACTTTCATTAATTATATTAATGTTCTCACTTCTAGCTTCATTTTCTTTATAGAATTTTTCTGCTTCTTGCTTACCTTCAAATGCTTTTGAACTAGTTTCATTAGCTTTAGTTAATAAGTCTTTTACAATGTTTTGAATTTCAATACTTGATGATTTTGCTTGTTCAGCTAATTTTCTTATCTCACTTGCAACAACAGCAAATCCTCTACCAGCTTCACCAGCTCTAGCACTTTCTATACTTGCATTTAATGATAATAAATTAGTTTGTTCAGCAATAGCATTTATAGCTTGTGTTGCTTTAGATATCTTTTTCATTTCCTCATTTAAATCATTTGTATTGTTATATGCATTAGAAATATTATTAACAAAGTTTTTCATTGATTCTCTGCTATTCTTAGCATTTTCTGAAGCTAAATTAACTTTTTCAGATATATGAGATATTGAAGCATTTAACTCTTCAACCGTAGCATTGTATTCTTCTGACATTGAAGCATGTGTTGAAAGTGAAATATTCATTTCATCAATATCTTTTAATATATCGGTTAATAGTTTTTTATTATAAGTTTCAATATTTTTAGATATTGCTTTTTCTTTATCAAGTTCATTATGTAGATCATTATTTATAGTTTCTAATTTTTTAATTTCATTATCCTTTTCTTTTCTAAGTTCTTCTAATCTTTGATTCATTTCTAATCTTATTGCTTTCTCAAGTTCCTTTAAACCTTTTTCATTTTTAAATAACCCTCTCATATTTAACACTCCTTTATTATTTTAATTTGGGTTGGCTTAGTATTCTGTCAACTCTAAATTGTCGGAATGTCATGATATTAATTAATTTTATTATGTAATAATTATTATTAGTTGTATAAATAATATCACATTTTTTGTATTATTAGTATAAAATTCTTTCGACATTTGGTAGATGTTATATTAGTAAATCTCTGGTTAAAATCTGCAATTTACTTATTCTGTAATTGATAAAAATTAACACCAACTTTTCCAACATCAATATCTGCTATAAGTATTGTATTGATTCTTGTAACTATAATATTACTCTTATCATTTGTAATACTTATATTATCAATTTCTTTATCTCCATTAATATTAATATACTTCTCAACTTCATTTCTAATATCACTTAATTTCATTGGTTTCACCTCTCAACTTATTTATATTTTGTTTTTATTCTTTTATGTATCCACAACTTGTACATCCAAACTTATACATTTTTTCATGGACTTCTCTACCACACATTTCCCCTCTAGATTCATTCCATTGGTCTATTATCTCTAAAGATTCTCCACATTTTCTACATCGTCCAGTTCTATCAGCCAAACTATAATTTTCTTCTCGCAATTCATATGTAAAATTTTTAAAATTACTATCGATATCATTAGCTAATTCATTCGCATATTGTATTGTGTCTTTAACATCAAAATTGCTTCGGTTTATCATTTGTATAAGATCGTATTTACTTACTGGCATTTATATCACTTCCTTTCATAACTAATATTACCATATTAAATTTAGTTTGTCTATACTTAATTATATTTTATTTATATTGTTTTCTTTTGTATAAAATTAATAGCTATAAAGGATTTATTGGTTTGTTTATCCTCTATAGCTATATATTACTACTATTTTATACCATAGTCAAGCATTATTAATTATATTTTGTTTTTTATTGTTTAATAACTTGTGCTGAAACAACTTTCCAATCTTTCTTACTTGATTTGAATACAGTAACCCCTATACTCTTTCTAGAAGCCTTCTCATTAATATCTTTAGTGTTTATTACTTTAGTCTTTCCAAAGCAATCAGTTAACTCTATATCAGTATCATTTTCTATCTGAGTTATTAATAATACTAATCCATTTTCATCAGTTAAAGAATTTGACAATTTGGTTCTATTTGTTTTAGTTTCGAATGATTTTAATGGTGTTTTTAAAATCTTACCATTTTCAAAACAATATACGCAATAACCTTTATATTGATTGGTTGATAGCATACCTATAATAGTTTCATCTCTTTCTAGTGGCAGAATATTCAACAAATAGTCACCAATCACAGATGGTTGTTTTTCATTTACTTCCCATAGATTTAATAAATAAGCGTTACCTTGATTAGATATGAATATTGCTTTATCTTTATTGCTACATTGGATAATTGTTCGAATTTGATCTCCTTCTTTCAATTTTTGTGTTTCGCTATATCTACGAGTTTTCTTAAAGTATCCTTCTTTACTTAAAATTAATGTGCATGTAAAGTCCTCAATCAGCATATCATTAGATATTTTTTCAACTTTATCATTATAAATTATGTCTGTTAATCTAGGTTTACTAAATTTCTTTTTAACTTCTTCAAGTTGTTCTATTATTATATTGTTTATATTATCCTCGGAACTAAGTGTATTTTCTATATCTTTTATGAATGATTCTAAATTGCTTATTTCTTTTATTTTATTTCCTATAAATCCCTTGTTTATATTAATAAGTTTTATTGTTAAAAAATATTCAGCTTGTTCCTTGTCTAATGAAAATATTTCTATAATGTTATTTTTAGCGTCTTCTTCTGTTTCAGAATTTTGAATTATTGATATAGCTTTATCTAAACCATTTAATATTTTTTCTAGGCCTTTTAATTGATGTAATTTTTTTTCATATCTATCTTTATCAAATTTCAATTCGTTTTCTATACAAGTTTGTCTATGTTTTATCCATCTAACGTAAATATCCTCTAAAGACATACATTTTGGTGTTTTCCCATCTAAATCAAGTATAGTAAAATTACAAGCAAATTTGCTTTCAAAAGATGTGAATTTTCTTAATTTTTGAATTACAGCATTAACATCTGCACCTTTTTTTAAATACAATTCAAACTTTAATCCATCCTTATCTGAGCCATTATGATAGTCAATTATTTCTTTTGAAAATTTATCTAATTTAGATTCTAATTCTTCTTCTATATTTTCTAAATATGTTGTATATGGTATTTCATAAATAGTAATTGTATTAGTGCTCTTGTCATATTTATATTTTCCGATTATGGTAAATGATCCATTGCCCTCTTTATATATCTTTTCAAAGTCGTTTTTATTATAAATTATAGCCCCTCCACTTGGTAAATCAGGAACTTTAATTAACTCAATTGATTTATCTATATCTTTTGTTTTTATATATGATTTCAAACTAGTACATACATCTTCTAAATTATGCGAAGGCATTTTATTTGCTTCTGCTACGGCAATACTCATTCTTAAATTTACTAATATATTAGGAATTTTAGATGGTAATAATATAGGCTCTTTTTCAGTAGCGTCATAGTTCCATTTCATAGTAACTGCATTTTTATTTATTCCCTCTAACATATATTCAGAATAGGCATCTAATTTACACTCTATATATCTAGGAGCTGAACCTTTGCTTTTTTTAAAATTCTTGTTGCCAAAGCTTCCTTTTGGCATTAAATATTTATGTAAAATATAATTATTACCCATATTTTTCATAACTCCACAAAGAGGCATATCCCCTAGAACATAATAATCAAATATTCTACCACTTGCTTTTAACATCTTGTAAAATTGTTTGTCACTAGTCATTCCAGCTTTTTTCATTCCCCAAATTACTTGTCTTTGAGATACTAATAATCCGTCTATTGATGGAAGATTATTTATTAATACTGGTGCAGTAAAATCTAGCATTTCTGTTTGTAATACTTCTATTATTCCCTTTTCCATTTTCACTTCTCCTTAATCAGTTATTTCTACTTTCCAATTATACATAGCATTGTAAAGTTTAATTGGAATTTTATCCTTATATTTATCAGCAACTTCTTTGATATATTGCTCTTTAAAAGGTTTATATCCTTTATAAAAAGCATCTTCTGGAGTTTCAAAGCTACCTAATTTTTTATTATATGAGGAGTTAATATCTAAATTATATACACTACAACACGCTCGATAGTTATTATTTAATTTATTATAGCTTACCCCTAATGGGAAATTACCTCTAGCTTTGTCACATTTAACAAATAAATTATTTATTCTTCTTGAAACAAATACACAATTATCAGGAGAATATATTTTATTTCCCTTAACCAATATGTCTTTATCGAGAGACATTCGCTCTCCTTCAATTTCATAATAATTATCATCAAACCATTTTGCAAAGTTTTGAAAATTATGCCATTCTTCACAAACAATACAATTTTTATATGTAGGATATATTTTTAATTTATTTGGATTATAACATCTATCTAACATACTTGTCCAATACTTATAATGAATTGTTCTTGCTTTAATCCCTTTGAAAAAAGTATAATCTCCTTCACCTAAATATCCTATGTTATGTACTCCTCTGTCATATGGATATTTTGTATCTCCATTAATAAAATGATGATATGTAGTTTCAGTTTTATATCCACTTTCAAATTGTACAGTTATATTATTTGCATCTTTATATTGAATGATTTCCATTTTATTATTAAACTTATTAAAATTTATTTCACCTATTCTGTTAATTTCTTTCATTATATCTCCTTTTAATTTATTTCTTCCAAGTTTATATTTGTAATAAATTTTTTAACAAAATCCTTTCGGGGACTGCTATCCTCACCCATATAATCTTCAAAACATTGAGCAATCACTTCATCAATATTATCATAATTAACTCTAATAAATGTTTTTTCTCTTGCTTCTGGACATAATACTTTTTCCCAAAAGTCATCTTTATTTATTTCTCCGATTCCTTTCACAATACCTATATTATAGATATCATCTTCATTTATTATTTTCATAAATTGTTCTTTTTCTCTGTCATTATATACATATACCATTTCTCCACTTTTCATTTTAATTTCATAACGAGGAGAGATAATTATATAAATTCTATTCTCTTTTAATAATGTTGGTAAATATTTATATATAAAAGTGAGTAATGCTAACCTTATACCTGATCCCCAACAATCTGCATCCGTAAGTATTCCTATATTTCCATATCTCAAATTATCTTTATCAAATGTCTTTATATCTTTAAACATTTTTCTTTCTTCATAAGGTATTTCAATTCCACACCCTAATGCTTGAATTAATGTATATGCTGGAACATTATTTAGAACTTCTTCTACACTTTTCTTTAGGCATGAAATAAATCTACCTCTTAATCCTAGTGCTCCCATAGTATTATTATCGTATGCTTCTACTACAGTTTCTTTTGGAGATAATCCTTCCACAACAAGTAAAAATCTATCATCTAATTTACTCTTCTTCATATCACAATCGGTTAATCCATCAATTTTTACTCTTCCACCTTTATTTGAATCTTCTAATTTCTTTTTAATATTTTGTCTTGTTTTATCAGCACTTAATCTAGCTCTTGAATTAATTAAAACTTGATTACAAATTAACTCACTTTGTATTGGATTTTCGATAAAAAATATTTCCATATAATTTTCAACAAATTTTTGTAGTATTGGTTTGTAATATTCTGCTTCAGTTTTTTGTTTTATTTGATTTTCATATTCTACCAATTTATTTTTAACATTGCATATATAATTTAATCCAGTCATAGTATCTTCAAGAGTTATATTTTTTTCATTTTTATTATATTTATTATTATTTTTAAGCCATTTATGTATGGAATTTTTTAATCCTAAAATAATACCATCTTGAATTGTTCCATGCTTAATTAAATCAGCAGTATTTAAGAAATCTTTTTGTATATCATCATTAGAATCATTAGAATATCTAAATATAAAATCAATATCAAATTCATCTGTATATTCTTCATCTTTGATTTTGAAAGTTTCTTCAAAAGTTTTAGTATTTCTAATTAAATCAGATATAAAATTTTTATTGCTTGTTAAATCATTAAAGTATCCAATGATTCCATCTTGATATTGATATGTATTTTCTAAATTATTAATAACATCTATTACATTAATAATTACATTACCTAAACTGGATTGTCCTTGTGCTATTTGACATACTTCATCAAAGTTAAAATGAGGATTATTCCAAACTTCTCTATCTAAAGTGAATATTATTTCAGTAAATGTTTCTTCAGTTTGTCCTATTATATTTAAATCTTTTATTCTATCCCCTTTATGATATGATAGGTTATATATATTTCCATTTGGTCTTCCTATATTTATTTCAATATCTTCACTTGTCATAGCTAAAGACCATAAGAATATACCATTTTGTCCTACAGTTTTTGCAGTAGCTCCATATTTAGTTCCACCAAATGGATGTTCAAATATAGCTTCATAATTGTTATTTCCCTTTTTAGATATTCCTTCGACTGGAATTCCACGTCCTGAATCCCTATATCGTATCTTATTAGAATTTATAATTTCTATTTCAATATGATTTAATTCTTTAATATTAAACACATCTAAACTATTTCCTATGTTTTCTTTAATCATATTTATGTAATTATTAGATGATCCATGCCATAGATTTATTCTTGTTCTAGCCTGTTCTTTGTCTGACAATTCATCTACTTCTTCATTTATTAAAAATTCTTCTACCATTATGTAATCACTCCTAATCTGTTATTTCTACTATATAGTTATATAGTGCATTGTATAGTTTTTTAGGTATTATGCCCTTGTACTCATCAGCCACTTGTTTTATATATTTTTCTTTAAATGGTTTATAGCCTAAATAAAAAGCATCTTCAACATTAGAATATATACCTAAATATATAGTTTTTCTTTTTTTATTATTTAATGTACTACAATAAGACTGATATCCATTATTTTTACAACTGACACCTATAGGATATTCGCCTCTAACTTTATTACATTTACAAAACAAAGTATTTATTCTTTCAGGGACTATCAAACATGTTTCTGGCGAATATATTTTATTATTTTTATGTAAGATATCTTTGTCTATACACATCTTTTCGTTATCTACTTCATACCAGTTATTATAAAACCACTGTGCAAAGTTCTGAAAATTTAACCACTCTTTGCAAATAGTAACCTCTTTATAACGTGGTCTTTTGCTTAAATCTTTGTCGTTGTAACAACGTTTTATTATGTCATTCCAGTATCTGTAACACAGTGTTTCTTTTTTATTTATGTATGGATTATATTTACCTTCTCCTAGATAGCCAATACCATATACAGTTTTACAATATGGTGATTTAATACGATTGTTTTTAAAATTATCATATGTACTAATTGTTTCATATCCATTATCAAATCTTATTTTTATATTCATTGCATTTAAATATTCTATTATTGTCATTTTACTTCCGAAATTATTAATTTTTGTTTCTCCAACTCTATCTATTCTTTCCATTGTACCACCGTTACCTAGTTATATTTTATTTATATATAAGTTTCTTTATCAAAATAAATATCATCTTCTGTAAATCTATAAAGATTTTCTGATACATTGACTGGAATAAAATCAACTAATTGAATTGTATCTGATTCAAAATAATCTTTTAGTTGTTGAATTAATATTTCCTCTATAATTTGAGTTCTTTCAAATTCTAGATCTTGTTCTAAATCATTTTTATCTGGTTTTATATAAATATCATCCTCTATTGTAAGTATTTTATCACCATTTAATTCTATATCATTTATATAATATTTATAAGTTACTATGTAATCTATCATTATAATGTCCCTCCATTTGCATATAATTTATCAAAATCTTCTTTCCACATTAATTCGGCTATTACATCCATATCACCACACATCATCATTTGAATCACTACTATTTCTTTATTTTTTGCGTAAGAAGTATTGGTTTCACTAATTTTTGGATTTCTATTTAAAATTTGTTTTCCTAATGGACTTTCTAAATGAAACCTTAAAAAGAAACTATCTTTATAATTCTTTAATATTGTTCCAGTAATAGCATTAATATTTAAATTATTATTACTTGTTGAATATGTATTATTTGTATTAAACATTTATACTTCCACCCTTCCTAAAATTAATGCTGAAAATACTAATTGCCCATTATCAAGTGTATTGGTTTTATATTGTACTTCAACTTCTTGACCATCATTTTGTAAATTATTTATTGATTGCTTTAAATCATCATTAAATTTCTCAAATTCAGTATTACTTATATGAAAATATCCTTCTATCTTTTTCATCAATATTCACTCCTTAATATTTATATAATTTATTTCTAAATAAAATTTCTCTTTTAAAAAATTCGCATTAAAAACCATTTATTTCGTAATAAATATAATCTTGTACTTCTGTTGTTTCAAAGGTAACATTGTTTGGTATATCAAAATACTTTAATATATGTTGTTTAGCATCATTTTCATCAAAAGCACAGCATAAATATGTAGCATATTTCTTTGCTTTTACTTCAATATCTCTGTCGCCAACTTGTTCTAATTCATAAACTGAAACTAAATATCTTTTCATATTAATTATCCTCCCTATCCCATGTATAAAATAAATCTTTATGTAATCCACATCCCCAAGGTGCATCTATAACATGTCTACTAGCATCAAATTGTCTTAAATAATTAAACATATCCATACCACTTCTTCCATAAGTATCTAAGTCTATAAATTTAACTATATCTTGATTCCCTCGTCTAAAACATACTACCGCCCAACTACCAGTTCCACCTTTATATCCACCTGATTGTTGAATATCAGCACCCATTTTAACACACGCTTGAATTGTTCTATGTAATGAATCATATTTGTTATCTAGTTCATTATAGTTATTTCTATAATCTTTCCTTAATGTAGAAATATCATCATTAGTAGATTCAATTGATTTATTAAGAGTCTTAAAATTATCTTTGTCTTTTTCGGTTAGACTTATAATATCTTGATTATTTTTAGTTTTATATGTATTAAAGTCTTTGCTTACATTAATAAGATTCGAATTAAGCTTGTCTATTTCTAGCCAATGAATTAATTTTAATCTTATTTTACTTTTTAATCTTCTAAACAATTTAATCAACTCCTTATTCTTGAAACTCTAAGATTTCATCATCAATAGTATTCATAATATAAAAAGGTTTATCTACTCCACAACTAAAATGTGAAGCTCCTTGTAAAGCAATATGTATTTTATCAGTTATAGATTTATTACTATCCTGTAATGCAAATAAACTACCGTTAGCATGATATTCGCCACAACCACAAGTCTCATATTCTTCAAAACTCTCACTGACCTGAAAATCACATTGTACATAAAACAATTTATCTTTATAAGCTATTAAGAAAAATCCACCTTCATCTTTTGTTCCATAATTGCCATCTTCAAATAGTTTTTTAATTTTAGGTATTAATTCAGTAACCATATATTTGTGATTCATTTCCCATTTCTTAAATGTTATTTCTTCTTCTGTTGGGAATATATCTGAATACATTAATAGTTGTCCCATTCTGTAAGAACTTGTAAACCCTAATAAGAAATTTTTATTCTTTTCTGGCTTAAATATCTTTTTATCTTTTCTATATGTTTTTGTGCTTCCATTTGAACCTAGACTGTCGCACCCCATATAAACCTTACTATTCTTTTTATCAATTACTCCTATAATACATGTCATTTTAACATCACTCTCTTTCTTTTATTTTTAACTTAATTATAATTTATCTATATTCTTATAAAATACAAATTTGATTGGGATAATATTTATCAATGTTCGTATTGCTGATGTATTATCCCGTAATTTTTATCATTTTTCAGTTGTTTTAATTTATATTATTCGTGTTTTCCTCCAAACATATCATCTAAATTAATTCCAAAATCACCATACCCTTTTAAATCTTTATGACATTTTTTACTTGATATTTGTTTCTTTCTTTTAAATTCTTCTTTATTGAAAGTTAATCCAAAAGTTTCACACATTAATTCATATACATATTCATTAGGCAAATACTTACCAGTTTTAAATAAATACATATCATCTCCATTTAAATATCTAGCTAATACACAACCTACTGCTCCACTTCTTGATATTCCCATAGTACAATGAATATAAATATTTGTTATTTCATCTTCAATGCAATCATCTATTACCTCTTTTATAATATCTGCTTGTGATTTACTCATTAATTTACATTTAGAACCTTTTTCTATAACTCTAGGTGTTATATCATCAAAATAAAGTTTTAGTAACGAAATACTAGGATTTGTTTTAAAATCTATTTCTTCTCCAGTATCTATTATTGATATTAATTGAATTTGTTCATCATTGTTATATGTATTATAAAAATTAATAGCTTCATCTTTACTTAGAATTTTTATGTTATATCTCATTTTATTCACCTCCAATACATTTCCAATCTTTGTCGCAATATTCAAAGAACCAAATTTTATTAGTAGTAAAAACACTGAAACCATAATATCAATCTTGAATATAAGTTACTAATTCATGTGGAAAGAAAGTACCATCAGTATCTACTATTCTTAATGGTTCTCCAACTTTAATAGTTGACCTAGAATAATCTATTTTTCTATTATTATATTGTGAATATACTTCTAGCTGAGTATTTTTATTGATTAGATTTATCAGTTTAATATTCTGTGTTGTCATTTGCATTATTTATCACCTCATTTAACAAATTTGCCACCAATAATCAAAGACTTTTCTATAGGAATTACCTTTTAATTTAAAGTCTTTATTTCTTCTGACTTTAACATTACTAAATTTCTTATAATAAACTGTTCTGCTATATTTATTACTATGATTGGTTAAATAGTTTCTTTCTAAATATCCATCTCTTTCTGATACAACATAGTAAGAACAAATATCTTTTATGTTTTGTAATTTTTGTTGTGTTATCTTCTTACGTTCATATTGATTTAATCTAGGATTTCTTTTCTTTTTAACTAGTTTAGGATTATTCTCATCATAGTATTCTATAGCTTCTTCTAAGTTTTGTTGTATAATACTAAAATATTCATCTTCTGAGCCTATTAATTCTTTTGGTTCATTATATAAATCTTCAACTCCAAAACACCAATATTCAAATTCATCATCTTGGAGGGTTCTATATGCTTGTACTTCAATTAAATCTAGTTGTAAATCTTCTAATGATTTATTCATAATGTCACCTCTTTTAAACTTAATTATAATTTATTTATTTCCTTATAAAACAAGCTTTTTAACTAGTTGTCCAACTCTCTAAATGCCCTAGAATAGCCATTATTAATTTTCTAACAATTCAAGATTTTGATAGATATTACCTATTACTTCTAACTGATCTGTATCATATCCACAGAAAGTATCTAATTCAAATTTATCAGTTACAGATTCAAGCCTATAATATCCACAATCCTCAGTATATTTCACAATATAATCAATTGAATTTCTTTTATTTGCCCATGTAACTTTTACTATATATCCTTCATAAATTTCTTTTTCATTACAATCTTTAATTCCTATGTATTCTAATAATTTAACTTCGTCTTCAAAGAATTGCACTTCATCAGTTAATTCAATATCATCTATGTATTTACCATTTGGTATAATTACTGTAACTACTAATGGATTAAAATTAATTGACTTGACTTTAAATATACCAGTTCCATGTATAGGATTATTTATATATGCTTTGTATTTATGTTCTCTACTCATTTAATTTTCCTCCCATATTTCTTCAAGCATATTTTCAACCTCATGAAATGCTATTTTATTATTTCTTGATTTATTTACAATATCTTTTATTTGAGATAATATTTTATCTTTTTGATTTTCTAATGCTTTATTTTCTTCATATAAATCATCATAATCATTATCAAGTCTATCATATTTTTCTTGAAGTTCACCAATATACTCATTTGCATCTGCTAAATCTCCAGCTAATGATTCATTTTCTATAACTATTTTGTCAGCTCCATCGAATTTATCTTCAAGCAAATCATATATTTCTTTATCTATGTATGGTTCAATTTGTTTTAATAAATTACTATCTTCAAATATTGTAACTGTTTGTCCGTTGTCTAATTGTATAACCATTAATTATCACTCCCTTATAATTTTATATTTTCACATTCTCTTATTAAATTTAAATGACTCAATCTCATGCTTGCATAGTTTATAGGTAGTATTGTTTCTCTATAATTTTCAATGCAATTATTTTTATCCAAGCTATTTACAAGTTTACAAATGACTTTATCTAGTACCCTTTGTCCAAGTTTCGTACATAAAATATCATTCATTTTTAATAATCCAGTTGCAAAATCAATATTGTTTTTATCTTCTGTCGACATTTCTAATCCATTATAATTCATTAATTATCAATCCTTTCATTTCTTAACTTATTTATATTTTATCTTTATTTAGATTATTTGTCAATTTAAATTTCTAATATTACCATAAAATTCAAGCTTTAATGGGATTTATAATTTCTCAATCCCTAAATCATTATTTTCTCTTATAAACTCAGCTCTACCACCTAATAATATTGCTCCAGTATCTTGCCTATTCTTGAATGTATCATCTATTAAGTTTTCTATCTTATTAATTATTTCATTTCGCTCCTTACAATCATCAGCAAATCCAAAATTTAAACTTAAATTGAATCATATTATATTATTATCTTCCATTATCGTTACTCCTTTCTATCTTTTTTTAAATCATTTAAAATTTTATCCAAACTCTTTAATTCTGATTCTATTGTTCTTGGATTACCATACTTTTTAATACATTTATCAATATCTTTCATTACTGTTTTATCTTTATGAAATAATTTATCTTGTTCGTCAATAGCTTTAACTAGTTTATTTATTAAGTCTATTTTCTTCTTTTCTAATAGTTCAATATCGGATTTAATTTTATCATCTATATACATGAGTGACACCTCCTTTTGATTCCATAATATGACAATAAATTATCTAATTTATTGACTTATGTATAATCTGTTTTTAATCATTTATGTCTATTTCATATGTATATAATGCATTATATAATTCAATAGGTATTCTATCTTTATAATCATCTGCTACTTCTTTAATTACTTTCTCTCTATATGTCTTGTACACTTCAAATGCTTCGTTTTCATCATAGAATACTTTACCTAATTTAACTGGTTTTCCATTCTTATTATTTGTACTAACTGTATATGTATTACTACCCTTTTTATTTTCATGAACTCCTAATGGGAAATCTCCTCGATTCAATTTTCTATTTATTAATAATAAATTAATTCTATGTGGTACAAAAATACAATTGCTTGGACTATATTCTTTATTGCCTTTATGTAAAATATCTTTATCTAAATCCATTCTCTCTGTACCTATATCATAATAATTATCTTCCCACCAGTCTCTAAAAGTTTGATAATTATGCCACTCTTCGCAAACAGTACAACCTTTATATGAATTTTGTCTAGCATTCCATTTAGGGGTATAGCACCTTCCTATCATATTGTGCCAAGTTTTATATTCTTTAAATAATTTATTGTTTTCACTAATTTTCCATCTTCCGTCACCAGTACAGGCAACGCCACAAATTGTTTTATCATATGGATTTTTAATTACACCTCGATTAAAATTGCTATATGTAGTATCTTTTGTGTATTTATGTTCATCTTCAAACTGTATCTTTATATGCTCTGTATTCTTAAATTCAATTATTGTCATTGTTGTCCCATTTTTATTAACATTCTGTTCTCCAATATGTTCACTATAATCTCTCTTCATCTTATCTCTCCTTAATTTTAAATTTACTTATATTTTATTTTTACACTTCTACAAAATTACCATCTCCAACTTTTTGAAATGAATATTGCATATCATAGCCACAATCTATAAATTCTTGTCTAAAATTATCCATGTACTTATGAACGTCTTTATTATCCCATGCTTTAACTAATATTGTGTCTATTTCATATTCGCTATCTAATATTTCTAATAATCTATATTTATAATTTACTATAAATAATTCTTTTTCATATATAATCTCATTTGCTTTGCAACTTCTAGTTATCTTACCTTTAATTTTTATTGGTTGAATAACTGAGCCATTTTCAAATTCTATCTTATCATTATTTAGATAATGATTCTCGTCTTTTCCTCTCACCTTAGCTAGTTCTTTCATTGACTCTTCATAATCTATTGGTAAGTTATGTACTGCTTTAATGAAATTATTATATCCTTGTTCTAATTCTTCTGGTGTTTTATTTTCAAGTTCTTTTTTAAATTGTTCAAATTTTTCATTCATATTAACAACTCTCCTTTAATTCAAACTAAATATTTCTCTATTTTTAAATGTATTATTAATTACTATTTCATCATCATTATTGATATTTTCATACCATATAACTCTATGACTTCCATTACAATTTAATAGCATGACTTTAAACCATCCAAATCCAATATACCAATATTCTTTATAATCTCTTTCAACTAAATAAGTTCTACCATTGATTTTGTCTGTTATGTATGTATTTAAATATTTGCTATCTTTAATATCTACTTGATTTATTCCTTTTGGCAAACCTAACCTTTGTCTTTCAGCTTTAACTTTTTCATAACGGTCTTCATTTCCTATAAACATTTTATCACCTCAATTTTATTATATATTTTATCTTCATTTATTAATTTCCCAATAAGTGTAAAATTTTATTTGGTTTTACTTTGATTGTTTATGTATTAAAAAATAGATACAAGATTTTCTAATAAACCCTGTATCTATAATATACTCTTAATATTTCTTTTTGTCAACTTAATTATATTTTATTTTCATTAATTAAAAATCAATGACTTCATCAAATAATTCTACCCTTCTTATGACTGGTTTAATATCCTTTATAAATTCTTTTAGATTTTCATTGGCTTTTATTAATAAATTACATAAGAATGTTTGCTTCTTTTTGATATTACTATTTGTTACTGCATATCTTAAAGCCTTATTTTCAGCACATAAAATGCAATAGATTTTAGCTCTGGTTAGCATTGTATAAACTAATTCTTTTGTTAATAAAGAGTAATGAGAATAATCTAAACCACATATAACATATTTAGCTGAACTACCTTGTATTTTATGTGTTGTAATACAATATCCCAATTGTATTTCATTTAAATGCATTTGAGGAATTACAACTTCTTCTTTGTTATTGAATTTTACATTAATTGTTCCATCTGAATTTATTGATGTTACTATTCCCAAATCACCATTAAAAATAGGAACTTCAACACTTTTATTTTCAGCAGATGATATTTGATAGTTATTCTTCATATTTATAATCCTATCACCAACATATATTGTTCTTATGGTATTTTTTTCTTTCTTTTTACTCTCTTTACCTATTGTAACATGGTTGAGTTTTTTATTAGTTACAATATCTTGAACTAAATTGTTTATATTGTATGCTGAAGCTGAACCTCTATCTTTCATTGGTACAATTAATTGAATATCATCCATATCTATGCCTTTATCTAGCAATTCTTTAAGATGGAATAACATTCTTTCAACTGTCTTATCTTTACTACTATATATGTCATATTCCATATCTTGAAGTTTGCCTTTGACCATCTTGCCAACAAAATCTTTTTCAACTAACTGTTCTTTCCTACTAGCTTTTAAACTTTCAGAAATAATTCCACTAGCTTCAGCTTGTCTATGTATTTTAGTTAATTCTACAACTTTTATAACTCCACTTTCTAACATATCTTTAGTTAAATTTCCAAGACCAATGGATTCTAATTGTTTTATATCTCCTAACATAATTAATTTACAACCATTTGCAATTGATTGAATAAGACTATAGAATATTTCTTCACCAACCATTGATATTTCATCTAATATAACCACATCTGGAGATAGTGGATTTTTTCTGCTATGTATAAATCTTGATGTCTCAGGATCAACTCCTAATAATCTATGAATTGTAAAGCCTTCTCTTCCTGTAACATCAGTTAAATTACCACTTGCTCTTCCAGATAAGGCTGTTTGTGCATAGGTATAATCATCTTGAAAGACTTCTAGCATTCCTGATACTGTTGAAGTTTTACCTGTTCCTCCTGAACCGACTACTAATATAACTTGATTTTCTAAAATTGCTTTAATTCCTTCTTTTTGTTCATCTGTAAAATCCCAACCTTGTCTTTTCTCTAAGTTAGCAATTTTTTCTTCATAATCTTCATAAACAAAGTTATTTTCACTAGTAGATAATCTTATAAGTTCCTTGCAAATAGAGTATTCAAGATTATAATATCTTTTTAAACCTAGCCTTTCTCTATCTTGACTAAACCATAAAAAATTATCTTCTTCTAATGAATGTATTATCTTAATTATTTTATCTTCATCTAGCCCATTACCAATACCATTATCTAATCCATTCCATACATCATCTGAGTACACCCAAGAGTTACCATTCATTGCTTCTTGTTTTAGAAAATGTTTAATATAAGCTGTTATTCTTTTCTCTGAATATTCTCCTATTCCTCCAGCTAAAGCTATTTTATCAGCCTTTTCCCACCCATATCCTTCAATTTCATCCATAAGAATATATGGATTGCTTTTTATTTTTTTACAAGTTGTTGTTGCTCCACCATAATTCTCAATTAACTTGTCTATTGCATTTCTAGTTAAACCATAGTCATTTAATTCTATATACGCTTGTGCATTCATTTTAGAATTCTCATATTTTTCAAGTATACCTGATGCATTTTTTTCACCTATTCCTTTAGCTTCTGTTAACTTCTTAATATCTCCTTCTTCTAATATTTTTATTGGATCTTTGAAAGTTTCAAATAAACTATCAACTTGTTTTTCAGTTAGTATAGTTAATAAGAATGTTCTTTTGTCCTCAATACTATTTAATTTAATCTTCTCATTTATATAGCATATTTCGTATTGATACCCCCATTTGTCATCATACTTTTCTTTTGCTAATAGATTATATTTTTTAGCATAACTCAAAGCACAACAACCACCTTTAACAGAAATTGAATTATATTTATTTAAATGTGGTTCTCCTTCTTCAACATCTTCAACTGTGGCTGAAAAGATGGCAAAATTACCATCTTCAACACAACCATTTTTAGGAAATAATATTTTATTTATAGCTATTGTGCATTTTAATATCTTTTCATCTTCCATTTTTTCACCTCATATTTATTTTATTTTAATTGTCGATTCTAGTCCTGTCTGATTGAAAAATCATGTCACCATTATCTTTTATCTCTTTAATTAATTGAACCGTATGTTGGTATATACTGTTTTTATATCTCTTAGGATAGAAGTTGTCATTTCTTCTAAATCCAGTAACAAAGATTAAATTGCCTTTTTTGAACCATCCCTCTTCTAATGTAACCTTTTTAGACTTTCCAGTTTTCGGATCAACTTCACCATCAACTGATATATTTTTATCATAAAAACTAAACTGACCAGCATAGAATTTTATATTTGTTACTCCTTCAGGAGTTAAAATAGTAACCGTATGCTTGTTTTTATCTTTATCAAGTATTGTTCCTACTATATTAGTTAACTTGTAGATAGGGTATCTTACAACCTCTTTAGTGCTTTTATTAATAAACTCGTTGTATCCTTCAATATTTGGTTGCTCTGGCATTTCAAAAAAATTACTTATTTCATATTTTATTTTATTTACATTAGTTAATTCATGTTCATGATAATAATATGAAATTGAGTCCATTTCCCATTTAGAAATACCGCCTTGCATATATTCCTTTTTCTTTTCATCTAACTTTATTTTATTATAGTAGCTTATACAATCCTCAGTTTCTAACCAGTTTGATAAGGGTTCAATTTTATTACTATAAATATTATCAAAGCTACCTTTCCTTTTTGTTCCTAAAGCTACGTTTATTAAACCATCCTCGTCATAGTAGTAATCCCTATCTTCTTCCATGTCATTAGCAAAATTATTTAAAAAGAACTCTGTTGTATAATCAGTATCTTCTCCACAATCTATCTTATACCAAGTAATTGCTTTCACATTTTCATCTTTTTGTTTTGGTAATGTAGTTAAAAACTTTCTAAAGTTAATATATTTTATTTCTGTATTAAATTCTATTGGTACGATTCCTCTCGTGTCCATCTCTTCAATATCTTTTGCTGACATTTTTGATTTTGCTGGATTAATTATTTTAATAAAATCTATTAATATTTCTTCTCTTGGTTTCTTTTCAATCTTGTCAAAACTTCCACTTTTTATTAGATTCTCCATTTGTTTATTTGTTACATATGACTTCATTTGGGTTTTTCCAGTTGATAGCTCAACTTGTCTTTTTGTAGCAACTAATCTATTATAAAAGTCTTTCATATTATTATATGGTCTATTTTCAATTATAGTTTGGCAAGTATCTTCATTAATCCCAGTTATACCTTTTAAGCCAAACAATATTGAATTATTATCTAAGTTTGGGATAAATCCTAATTCTGATTTATTTATATCAGGAAAATCAACAATAACTCCTTGATTTTGTATATCTGAAATTGCCTTAGCTACTTTACCATACTTTGTAGGCTTGTCTTTAATATCAAAATCAAATTCATATTCTTCTTCTGTTTCTTCAAAACTATCCGTCATTGCAATTAAATTCGCTACGTACCAAAATATTGGAGGATACTTAGTATACAAATAAGCTTCTTGATATCCAATGACTGAATAAGCTACGCAATGTGGCTTCGAAAATGCGTATCCTTTTTGGTAGGAAGTTTGAACATTCCAACAGTAGTCAACTAATCTTTTACTTGTCCCAATTTCTTGTTGTCTTGATATCAGTAACTTTTCAGCTTCTTTCTGTATTGCTTCTATTTTTTTAGCAATTCCTTTTTTTATAAGATTAACTTCTTTTACTCCATAATCAGCCACTCTTTTATCCATAAACATTTCCATCATTGACTCTTGGTTAGAGCAAACTCCACATTGGTCATCTAATAACTCATGTAATATTTTTCTATCTTCTTCAGAAAGTCCATATTGTATCATCTCTTCTTCCCACAAATGAGGATTGTTTTTAAATTTGATATATTTATCTAAAGGTTGTTCGTCTCCACTATCAGACATTAAACGCATCAATGCATTGGCATTCGCCATATCAATTAAATTATTAGGTTGTAATTTCTTAATTGCCTCACGTCCAACAGGTGTTTCACCAAATTGAAAAAGATTCATTACTTTGTTCTGTTTTATATTGTTCCAAACTTCTTTATCCTCCAAGTCAATAACTGAAGGACTTAGATATTTCTTATATGTATCTTTTAAATTTCCTTGCCACTTCATAAAACCATATTTACAAAGCAATTCTATTGTTAGTTGAATTATTGCCATTCCTGTGGTAAGTAGAAAGTCATATTTAATTGCTCCACACTTTTCTATTTCATGAAGATCAAAAGATGTAACTAATTCTCCACTAGGAGTTCTCATGATTGAACTATAATATTCTATGTTTTTATTAATTGGTAAAACTCCTGAAGCATGTGAACCTATTCCACTTACAAGACCTTCTATTTTAAATATATTTTCTAGCAAGTTTAAATCAGAATATTTATCAATTATATCAACAAATTCTTTTACTGCCTTTCTATTTTTTTTAGGATTTCCATAGTAAGTATCAGAAATACTCCATACTTTTCCTCTTTCTATAGGAATTAAAGAAGATATATATTGATATATGTCATTGTTTATTCCCAATCCCCTACAAGCAGTACTAATAGCTGATTTAGATGTCTCAGTTTTAAAAGTAATTATTCTAATCATGTCTCCATCAAAACTTCTATAATAATTTCTAGTATTAAAGAACACTTCATTTTTCAAATTACTACTATAATCTGTATCAACGTCGGGCATTTCTAATTTTGATTTGTGTATAAATCTCCAATGAGGTAATGACATACCCATATCTTCCATTGTTAAAGGATCAATATCTGTTATTTCTAATAAATAGTCAGTCAAATAACAAACACTTGAACCCCTTCCAACTCCAATTATTGTTGTCTGCCACATTATATCCAAATTATCTTTCATTGTTGTTAAGTAAGCACCAATAGGCTCTTTCATTGCAACAGATAAACAGTAAATTTCTTCAAGTTCAATATTAATTCTTTCAAAATATCTTTTGTAATTTGTTTTTGATATATTTCGTTTATCTAACCCTTCAAATATTAAATGAATTAAATAGGTATGATATATATACTCATCTTCATATATATTTTTTATATTCTCATATTTATTAATTAATTCTTTATTTACAGGATACCATTCATTTTGTGGAGGTAAAGGAGTTAAAGGAATTTTAATAGGCTTAAATAATCCATAGTCATTGTTTTCTCCAACAATACATTTATTCATAATCTCCAATGTATTAGCAATAGAATCATCTATAGTATTTTCATCTAAATAGTTCATGCTTGCATATATTTCTTTGGTATCAAAAAACCTAGTTGTTTCATAGAAATCATCAACTTCTCTATTAGCATCTTTATCTTCACTTGTTAAAAAAGCCTTATGTGCCCTTCTATCCGCCTCTCTTACAAAATGAACATCAGTAGTAATAGTTGTTTTTAAATTATAAGCTTTTGCTATAGATATAATAAGTTCGTTATAATTTATTTGGTTTAAGCACATATTTGGTTGCATCTCTAAATAAAAATCTTCCTCACCAAATATGTCAATGCACCATTCAATAAAATCTGCCATCTTATCTTTATAAAGTTCTATTAAATTTTCATCTTCTGTCTCATCTATCATTTGGCTATAGTGACCTAATAATGAACCCAAGCATGCTGTTTGTGCAATTATATGTCCTTTGTCTTCTCCAATAATTTCTTCAATGTCTGAATAATATGTAGGTACTCTTTGCATTCCTTTATAGTTGAAAAAATTATCTTTCCATGCCCTAGAACTTAATTTTCTTAGTTGCTCATGACCAATAGAATCTTTCGCAATTAGTATAAAATGATAGAAAGTCTTTTTACCTTCTACCTCCATATCTTTTTGAGAAACTAAGTATATCTCATTTCCCAGTAATAATTTAAAATCATCACTTATCTTTTTATTTTGTTTTAATTCATTCAGTGTATTAATTGCTTTAACATGAGCTGTCAAACTTTCGTGATCTGTTATTGCAACACCTTTATTTCCTAACTCATTAGCATATAAGAGAATATCTTCTATTTTAGCAATAGAATCTTTTAATCTTACATTAGAACCTCTGTCAGTATGTAAATGTGTATGTACAAAATTTTCATTTGCCAACATTACATATTCCTCCCTTCAATAAAATATATTTACAATTATAATTGTATCACTACTCTTTTAAAATTGCAAATATATTATACTTATTTATATTTTGTTTTTATTAGAATCTACTTCTTGTTCCTTGAGAAACATTGTAATCTATTATTTCTATTTGAGGGTACTCATTTCCATTAAATTCATTAATAGTGAATTTACCTACAATATCCATTCTTACTCTCTCAACTGCTTTTCCTAATCCTTTATTATTTTTGAATATCATCTTTTTATATTCTTCCTCACTGGAGAATCCTTTAACAAACTTTATAGTATTACTGCCTATATCTTTATTAATAATAATAAAGTTCTTTTTTTCTCCAACTAATTTAATATCTTTAGTTTCTAAATTAATATTTGTTATTGCAAATAAAGGTTCGCTTATTTCTCCACCCCAAATATCTTTCCATTTTCCAACCTGTAGAATATCTGAAGGTTTTAATCTTCCTATGGGAATTTCATAATCAACCAAGTAGACATCTTCAATTATCATATCCTTATGTTGTTCATTAAAAGTTTTTATCATTTCTTGTATTTTATCTTTTTTGATTTTTATACCAAAACTATTATCATGCCCATCAACACTTACGAAACAATTAGTTTCCATTAAATCTTTATTAAGATTTTTAATAGAACACAACTTATAGTTTCTGCCACTTCCACCATATGTGTCCTTGTCTCTTTCTCTTAATACTAAAGCTGGTCTTTTAAAATGTTCTGCTAATTTATTTGCTACCAATCCTGTGAAAGTAGATTCTTCGATTACATTGGTTGAATCAACTACTATTATTTTGTTTTTATCAAGTTGTTGTTCTTCTATTGTTTTCAACAGTTCTTTCATACTTTTCTCTGCTGACCTGTTTTGTCTACTTCTTATATTTTGAAAAACTCTAGCCATTGTTTTTTGTAATGTTTGTTGCTCAATTTCTGGATTAGGATTAGTTTTACTTTTTCTAGGTTTATATTCTATTAACTCCTGTTCTCCATTTATTGCTCTTAGCATATCATTTCTTTCTTCATCAGTTCCACTTCTAATAGTTGCATTAAAACAAGGTGAAATATCCCACTCTACATTTGTTATATTAACTGTAGAATCCTTATCATCTAAATCTTTTAATACTTTCTTTTTTATTAGAATTTCTTTTACTGTTTCATTATTAATTTGACTTAAACCACTTAAAGCAAGATATCTAGTTTCATAATCAGACATGTCCATGTTATCGCCTATCATTCCAATAGCAACCAAATCTAAATCAATATCAGCATAATTATATCCATATTTTTTATCAAACTCCTTAAAAAACTTATAACAAACACCAACCCCAGATAAATGTTTATTAGGATATCTACCATCTTGATTATTAATAATAATACAATTAGGATTTTCATGTTTCTCAAAATTATGATGATCCAATACTAGAATATCCATCTCATATTTGTCACACAATATATTTTGTTCTTCTTTATCATTACTTCCAGCGTCAGGAACTATTAATAATTGTATATCTTTAGGTATATTATCTATTTTTATTCCATGTGTTTTTCCCTTGTTCATTGAGTAAGTAATATTTAAGTCTTTATTTAGTCTATTTAAATAATTATAAGTATATGTCCCACTTGTAATTCCATCATTGTCCACATCATATAGTATATGTATTTTACTATTATTATCAATATGATATTTCAACATATTTAAACCTCTATCCATATTTTCAAATAACATTCCGTCATGAATATCTTTTTCACTAACATTTAAAAAATGTTCTACATCTGCAATTCCTCTATTATGTAATAATTTAGTTAATAAGTCTTTTTCTCTAATGTCAGCATACCCTTTGTTTAACACTTTATAATTCATTTTATTAACTCCTCCTCTAATTGTTGAACACTCTCTACTAACAATCTTTCACTATATAATTCATTGAAGATTTCTTTCCCTTTATCAAAAGGTGAATCCTTATAGTCCAATCTATCATCCCAACAACTAATTACATACATATTCATATATCCATTTACTAAATTAAATATCTTAATTAACTTTTTAATATAATTATTAAATTCATTTATTTTCTTTTTTCTTTCCATTTTCTGTTCTATAGTTAAAGATTTTAAAGGAATATTCTCATAATAATCAAGTTTGTCCAATTCATATTGCTTATCATAGGCAATAATCAAATCTACTACACCTAAAGATAATAATAAATCTCTTTGATATTTTGTAAAGTTCATACTACATGTAGCTAAAGTTGTATTATTTTCTTTTCCAAAAAATGTATCTGAAATTAAAGTAGATTTCTCACTTTCTGCAATAATGGCTTTTTTAGTTCTTTTAATATTCTCTTTATTTTGATAAATGCCATATAAATTAAAAGATATAGGATATTTATAAGTTAAACCTTCTATTTCTATTGGGACATACTTTAAACCATTTTCAACCAAACTATTCTTAAAATTTCTACATCTAATTCCTATTAACTCGCCTCTTATATCTCTATGTGGTATTATAGCTTGCATTTGTGAAAAATAAATTTTAATTTCAAATCTTTCTCCTACTCTTTTATCTATTCCGTCTTCTTCCCATTCAACAGGGAAATAATTATCAAAAATTTTTAATATTTTATCATTATAAGAAGGTAATAATTTAATTGATTTCTCTCTAGTTATCGTTCTATGTAATTTTAAAAAATCTAAATCTTTATCTTCTCTTTCATTTATTTTAAATCCCTTTTTTCTTTGTCCCATTATAGAAATATTCTTAAATTCACATACATATTTAAAAGCTTCTTTAAAGCCTTCAGAATTGTTTTGTAAATCCAACGCACCAATAACTACGTCAAATAGAGACATACACCCACATGAAGAGTAACACATAAATGTTTTTGAATCTTTGTAATAATACAATTTAAAACTACTACTATGATGGCATATACTTGTAAATATTATTTCGTTGTCATTATTCCCTCTTTTTTTATCTGCCCCAAGTTGTTTCATTATATCTACTATATCTTCATCTGAAAATAGTTCAATTACCTCGTCTCTATCAATCATAATTATCACTCTTTCATTTCTATTATTGTTTTCTCAATTTCTATTGGATTGTAATACTTGTCAGTAACAAACATATCTATAAACCTTCCTGTTCCCAAATCATTTACTCCCCATATCTTAATATCTTTATAACGACCACCACGGTTTTTATAAATTGTATAACAAGTATTAGGTACTATTTTATTATTAAAACCACGTTGATATTTTCTTATGATACTTTCTAATAGTTCTAATTCTTTATTGGTTGGTTCAAATACAGTAATACCAACATCCACTTTATTAGGCAAGGACCTAGCACCCTTAACTGCCCTTTGATCTCTATATCCCATTGTTCTTGCTTCATCTGTCGTTTGAGTGTATCCAAAGATAGTTAAATCAAAATTCTTACAAATACTTTTAATTTCTTTAGATAGATTTAATAATACTTGGTCTTCTCTAGCTGTCATTCCTCTTGTCATTTGAATGTATTCACCACTCAATGCTGTTGTTAATTCTAAATAATCAATTGCAACAGCACAAATATTATAGTCATTCTTATATTTCTCTATTGTATTCCAAAGATAAACCAAGTCATAGTTGTCTTCATCCTCTAGAAATAATTGCATCTCATCACTATATTGCATAGCCAAATCTAATCTTTTTTCTTCTTCCTCAGTTAAATCATTTGTCATTATTCTATCTTGTTCGATTCCTGATATAAAAGCCCATATCATTGGTTCTATTTCTTCTTCCAAGTCCATTTCTGTTCCTATGTATAACCCTGTATTTCCCATTTTATTCGGATTTACTATGTATTTACTCTTCTTATAGTCCCATACATAAGGAGAACATATATTTATTAATCTTTTTATTGCATTTCTCGATTTACCACATCCGCTATCTCTAGTTTCTAAGAAAAACTTTTTAGGCAAAGCACCTCTAGTTATAGTATTCAAAAATTCGCTTTCTAGATTTAATCCAAAAGACGGGTTTTTTCTCAATCTCTCTCTCAGTTCTTTGGCATTTTCTCCAGACTTCCTTGATTTACCTTCCTCTCTTGTACAAAATTTACTTTTTATGCTCAGTATTTTTTTATCATAGTATCTCTTTATATCTTCTATTGTCATTAAATCAAATTTTTCTTGTTGTATTTTTAATAAATTATTATCTAATTCATCCACATCCAATAGATCAGTTACGTTTATCCCTTGTTTTAAGTAATTTCTTAACAATGAAAGTTTTCTTACCAATGAGTAATAATAATCAAAATTATTAACATTAGACTCATTAAAAACATCATTAATCCATTCTATGTCATTCTCTTTTTCAAAGAATAAATTATGTCCTGCCAAATCATTTTTACTTAAATAATTCTCTATATCTGCTACTTTTATTATTTCTAATCCTTGATTTAATAAGTTAACAATACAACTAAATAAACAACAATGTTTTTTACCTATAAAATCTTCTATATCAAGTTGGTATTCATTTCTGTTTAGTAATTTAGGATTATTCATTAGAGTTCCTAGAATTTGAACTGAAGCTTGAGCATTATAATACTTATCCACTTGATTCCTTGAAGCTAAAAATCTCATTATTCTGTTTGCTCCTTCCACTTATCTAAATTTATATTCTTCTTTTGATTTCTATAATTGTCTTGCCTTTTAGTTGTTACTGTGTGAGTAACTGCTTCTATGTTGTATTCTTCGGCTTTATCTTCAATATCAAATTTTTTATTCATAAATTGTTCAGCTTTAGTATAGAAATATGGTATTATTCCTACTCCTTTATCTGTATCTAATTCCATTTCTAAAATTTCATACACATATCTTAAAGTATGGAACATTCCATAATAACTCATTTTATTTTCATTATTGTACTTCTTTAGTTGAGTTATAATCTGTACAGATACATTTTCAACGTTATATAATCTTTTTATGTATTCAAACAATTTACACCAGTCTGTCCAATCAGGATCAATTTCATACATACAATCTTCACAGTATTCTTTTCTTCCCTTTTTAATTATTTCTCCAGTTATTTCTTTTTTACAATTCTCACAAATATGTATTTTATCTTTCACTCTAGCCATAAATTCACCTACCTCTATTTTTAATTAAAGGTAAGCACATTAAATGCTTACCTTATAACATTAAATAGTTTCTAATTTTTCTTCCAAATTGTTCTTAATACAAATTAATGATTCAAGTTGAGTTTCAGTAGCTTCACTAACAGGAATATCTCCTAAGTATTTTTCTACCGTATCTAAGAAGAAATCTTCTAAAGCATGTGAATCATCGTCTTTATCTAATAGTTGATCATATTGTCCTTTGATAGTTTCTATTACATCTTTGAAATCAACTTTTTCTTCTTTGTAAATATCTTGTTGCTCTTTAAAGTCCACATTGTCAAAACCTTCTGCTTTGTTTTGTCTTTTAATTCCTTCTACTATTGTAGAAACTAAATTTTCTGCTGTGAAATCTTCAATATATGTATCCATATAGCTAAATCTTGTTCTTGCAAAGAAATCCTTACTTTCTGCTAAATATGCACTTGAATGAATTGGTTTCCCATTTTCATCTAATCCATTACTTTCTAAGTAGCAAACTATATCAGCGTTATCTCTAATAGGTTTAATGTTTCTTTCATCACCACTAATTAAGAATTTCTTTTTCTTTCCATCCCATGATTCATGTCCTATAAATACTACTGTATAACCAACTCCTAAAAGATTATCAACAAATCCCCATACCAAGTTTTCATATTCTTCCCAGCAACCAAATCCGTCATTGGCTTTTCCGATAGTTGGAACTTTATATTTTTGGCATAACATGGCTTTACAATACTTACCTATGTTTTCAAAACCATCAATAATTAATGTAATTTGTGCCCCCTTATCTAGTGCCTCAACAAAATTTCTACTAGTTAACTTTCTTCCGTTTCTTTCTAAATCAGCCCAACAAGTTGTTTTTAAAACCATTGCTCCATTTATTGCATTAAGTCCTTTTTCACAAGGCATAAATACTGGGTTAGGTAATCTTGAAGCTTGTAATGATTTACCTAAATTATTACCACCGTAAATTACAATTGCTTTTCCTCTTATATCCTCTGAGATTCTTGATACTTTCACATCGTTTTTAAATTCCTTACCAAATAAGTCCATTATATTGCTATCTAACATTTATACATTTCTCCTTTATATTTAAAATTAATATTTTTATGTTTTATACTTACTTATAATTTATTTACTTAACAGGAGAATTAACTCCTGTTATTATGTTCTTATGTATTAGAAACCTCTTCTTTGTCTCTTCTCTGTTCCTTCAGTGGTTCTACTTGAGCCTCCCATTCCTCTAGGCTTTTTCTCTTTAGTTTCTTCTTTATCTTCCTTGTTCTTTACTTCTTCTTTTTTATTATCTCTTTGAACTAATGCTTGTTTAATATCTTCTTCTTCAAACATTCTTTGTGGATCTTCAACTAATTCGCCATATAAAATATTAAATTCATTTATGTAATCTGTTTTTGTTTCAACCTTTGCCCTTCCGAATCCCTTTCCACTTGTCTTAGTTTCGGTAATACGTTTTTCAAAGTTAATATCACCATTAGCTGAGAAAGTGTCTCCTTCTCTTAAATTATCAAATATTGCTTGTCCCATATCAAAATCGTCACCATTATCATCTTTGATAATTCCAGCTACCAATTCAATTGGAGCTACTAATCCTCCAAACAAAGGTAAATACCCACTAACTATTGTTCTTCCAGTTGCCTCATTAGTTTCTGGTTTAATTTCCTCTGCAATAGATTCAACATAAATTTCCACATCAAATTCAGCTTTGAAATCTTCTTCTTTTACATTATCTTTAACTGTTATATTACCAAATCCTAAATTAAGTTGTAAATTTGTTCTTACTTCATTTGTTCTTTTATCCTTGTACATATTTTCACCAATGTTTGGAGTAAATTGCTTTTCTGGATCGTCACTTGTGTTTCCCCATATATTTACAACTGTTGGTAATTCATCTTCTTTTGCACTTGCCATCGTAGGTAATTTTCCATCAGCAATATCCACTAATGTTAAATATTTTTTAGAAACTTCCCCTTTTGAAGTAAGTTCTTTTGATGCAAATGGAGCAACATGAACATCTATTTCTTTGTACTCCCCACACTTTAAAACCATTTTCCCTGATATTGCATTATATTCATTTCCTTCTTTATCTTTTGCTACAATCTTATTCAATTTTTGTTCCTTTATGTACCCTAGTAAGTCTATTTTGTTGATTCCTGTTTTCATTTCTGTGTTTGCCATAATTTTTCTCTCCTTCTGACGTTGGTTCGTCACCCATTAATTTTTTTTATTTATATCTTATTAATAATGCATTGGACATTCTCGATACCCACTTAATGCAATTTTAAACTTAATTATAATTTGTTTTTACTTTCTTAAAAGAACATAAAATTATTCTTTGACTGTCTTTTTTTATACCACCCATTTGAATTGTTGACCTTTCCATGATTCTAATTTATTATTGCAAATATCTCTTATGTAATTATTTGTTACTATTATATTATGTTTGTTTCTTAAATCATCACTGCACAGATTAATGGATTTATATTCTTTGTCTTCATTTATCCATAAAACTTTTCGTCCAGCTCTTCTTCGTGAACCTCTAACTAACTTTGGTAATGGTTCTAATCCAAGATGTTTCCAAACCACACCAAATGCAATTCGATTTACTTCTTCAGGAATTACTCCATATATTTCTGCTATTTCTTTATAAAGTAATTCACCTTCTTTACATAGATTATATATTTCAATTACTTGTTCTTCGGTTAATTTATTTGTAGGATTATCTGTTCCAATCATACAACCTAAAACTTCTGTTCTGTGTTTCATATTATAATTGTGAGTACACCATTCTAAATTTTCTGGACAATTGTTTTTCTTATTTCCATCTTTATGATTTACTTCATCATCTTCATTTGGTGGTTTACCTAGGAAGGTATATGCTACTGCTCTGTGAACTGATCTAGCAAAGAACCCGTCCTCAAACTTAACACTACATTGTAGATAACCACAATGATTTTCTCTACAGTTTAGTAGTTTACCTTTCTTACCAATTATTCTTCCTTTGTTGCTTATTTCATATCCATTGTTTTTAACCCAAATTTCACTTTCGAGATCTTCTATGTATTCTTTCCTCATTTAACCCTCCTTATCTTAATCCCAGTAACTAATTTCTGTCTTTATTACTTCAATCAGATCATCTATTGTTTCAATCTTTTCATCATAATCAGCAAAAGCGAAGAACTCGTCTACTAATAATGGATTAGCTTGATTTTCATTTAACAGCTTTATTAGTTGAAGTAACCCTACTATCTTTGGTTGTTTTACATCTGCTTGTTCAAACTTTGGTATTTTTATTCTTTTCCACTTCCTTTCAAACTTACTTATATTTTATCTTTATTACTTGTTTAGTTTAACATATCATTCCAATATTGTCAATTAATTATTTATAATTTGTTTACTTTAAATTAATTATTACAATATCTTTGTCTAGCTTATTTTTTAGAAATAAACCTTCTAATTCACCAGCTTTGTTAACTAGCTCTTTATAAGTTTCTAGTATTTTTAAACCTTCTTCTATCGGTATTTCTTTGAATTTATCCTCACATCCATAATCACCTTCATACATAAATCCATCTTCAGTAACACCAAGTTCTATTGAAAACTTTTCTTCATTATTTGGATGTGATAAGTATATTAATATACCATTATATGTATCAAAATGATGTGTTGAGTTTAAATCAATTTTACAAGTTTTGTTGTATTTGATTAATTCATCAAATGATATATTCATATCAAAGTTTTTAGAAACATTATACATTATTTTTTCACTTCCTTTCATATCTGGATTCGCATAAAATCCTCCATTTATCAACTTACCATTTTAATATAGGTTCTTCTGATTCATCACTACACCCAACCAAAGGTATAATTCTAAGCCAAGACCTACCATCACTTACTAGCCAATTTCCAGTTTTCTCTGATTTTTTAATATCTTGTTCTTTAAAAGGTGATTGTCTAATCCAATCTTGAACCGCTTCTTCCTCTGTATTTCCTTTGCATATGTAATATCTATAGATACTATATCTCATTTCTGAACCCTGTTCTCCATATCCGATATCATATATCAAATATTCATTTCTTCCATAATACAATTTCCTTTTTGGTGTTTTGTATTTATCTGATGGATAATTCATATCAATTTACCTCCTTTTATATTACATTTCTTGAACAGTTAATTTGCTCATATGGATAGCTGACTTTTTATCAGCCTATCCTCAAGGAATCTTTGATGTATTTATGAAAACTATTGAGTAGGTTATCTACCCATATGAACAAACTATTTAATTTTATTAATATTATTTATATTTTATCTTTACCACTTCTTAATCTTAACATTATTTAACTTTCGTGTCAATACTTAATTATATTTTATTTCTTTATGTATTTCTGTTAAGTTATTCCTTAGTTCTTGTTAATCATACCATTGTTTGGATATGCCTGTCAACTATTATTTTAAACTATTTTATATTTTGTTTAAATCAACATAAAACAGACTATTTATTGGGTTTTTAAATTCCCATTCAATGGTATCTCTGAATCAAGTCAGGCTTAACCACAGGCGTTAAATAAAAGCCTTCTCTACATATGTTTTATTGTCAATAAACAAAATATAAATAATTATTTACTCAACTATTATTGTTCTAATATACTCTTAACCATCCAGAATGGCGTATTTAGATTTATTCTATTATCACCATATCTATTTTTAATATTTTCACTTGCATTTAAGTCAGCATTATTAGTATGACCACAGTTAACACAACAGAACGTCTCTTGAGTTTTCCTGTTTTCTTTACTAATACTTCCACAAACTGGACATTGTTGACTTGTAAACGCTGGATTTATCTTAGCAGTATTGATTCCAAAATCATCACAATACTTTAATAAATCTGTTTTAATATTTTGTATTTTTAATCTCTTCAATAGATAATTAACTTGTTTGCTATGTGTTTTAGAATAACCTATTTCTAAGTTTTCCATAACAATTAAATCATTTTCTCTACCTTTTAAAAATTGTTTTATTCTGTATCTGTTATCAGTCTTAACAAAGGTAGATAACTTTGTTTGTGATCTTAAATATCTATTGTCTGATAGTTTATAGTTTTCATCTTGTAATTTGATTTTTAAATGTTCTTCTAACCTTTGTCTATTAGCTTGCTTTTTAACTATTCTATCTAACTTATTTAATATAGCTTCATTCTGCTCCACTATTTCACCGTCTGAACAAGTAATAAGTTTCTTTAATCCTATATCAATTCCTATAATGTCTTTTACCTCATTCTTATCCTGTTTATCTGTCTCAATTTCATAGCATCCAATTATTTCTATTCTATTATATTTATTTAATCTTAGTGTAAATGTATTTGCTAATTTACTACCTTCTAAAACTTGTTTATGATAGTTAGAAAATTTAACTGGAATAATAAGCTTTTCAAATATAGCCTTATTTCTTCTACCACTCAAAACAGTATTACTATCTATAGTAAATATCCATTGAAACTCTTTTGTCTCAACCTTAGTGGTGTGAGCTGTATTACAATGAACTTGAAGTTCCTTTTTAACTGGTTGCTTGAACTTATCTTTAATCTCATAGAATCTATTTTCTATATCAGTTTTAAGTAATTCATATTCTTCTTTGTTATTTATAAGAACTTGAACTTTAGAAATAAAATCATAATATTTTGTATCTTTCTTCTTATATAATTTAATTTGTTTAGATATATATTTTTCTAACCCCGTCCACTCAAATACGAACTTAGAGCAATAATTATATATAGCTTGTTGTTCCTTGTCATCAAATTTAAAGTGAATACTGTTTTTAATTCTTGAATGAATACTCATTAACTCCATATAGGTCAAGTGTAAAACTTGCATATAATGTTGAAATCTCATCTTAGGATTATCAAGCATTACTCTATTCTTATAAAAGTCCATCCATTTAGGATTATCTATAAGTAAATGATAATTGTCATTGCTCCAATAATGTTCTAGTAGATTATTTTCCATTTCTCTACATTCATTTAAAAAGAACAGGATTCTATCTTTCTTAATGTCATTTACTGATTCATCTAAATAGAATTTAATACATCGTTTTTCTAACATTGTAATACACCTCCATTTCTTTTATATTTTATTTATTTACTACATTTACTATTATATTCCTATATTTATACTCTGTCAATAGTTAGTTATGTATATTTTATTTATATTGTGCTGACTTGGTAACTTAGCTTGTATTTATATATTACTACTAATATTATCCAAAGTCAACACATATTTAATTATATTTTGTTTTATTTAGTGTTATTTGGCTTGCTAACTAGTCCAATAAAATGCATAATTATCATAAAAATATTTACTATAGGTACAAAACACATTACAAAACACATTAGTTCAACTAATAATTTATTATTATCAAAAACATCAAGCATACTACTTGCTATATATCGTTTTGATTCATCTGGATTAATAACATTGACTATATCCATAACATCTTTCTTTGTTGGTGTTTTATCACGTTTTAATACTTTTCTTTGAATAAATAATTTAATTTTGTTTAATATGTATAAAGTTACAGCTATTTTAATTAATGTTATATGCATTGTTAATAAAAACATTTTAATTTTCCTCCATTACTTTAATTCTTCTTTTAAATTCATCATTGCCACAAATTTCATCATTGAAATACAAACCTTTTTCCCAACCATTATTTAATCTGCTCATAAACTTATAAATCAAATAATGTCCCTTATCAATAATCTTAGAAATTTTAATTTCATCTTCACATTCAAATCCACTAATACTATGTTTATAAATAAGAATATCTCCTACTTTAGCCAATGGCGTTTCTTTCCCTTTTGATTCACATTGCTTTGCCTTCTTTTCATGTCTATGTACTTTGTTACATATCTCACATTGATAGCACTTAATTTCTCTCATTCATATCATTCTCCTTTGAAATTATTTATAATTTATTTACATTCCAATAAAATACATTTTTTATGTACTCTTATATACAACATATAGTTTATACCAAACATCTAAACACTATATGTTGTATATGTTTTTAGTCTTATTGTTGATTTTCTATAATAATACTAAGTTGTCCACATGCTGAACCAGATTCAACTTCTGCTTTTGTAGCAATTGCTACAGCATAATCATAACCTTCAGCTTCTAATTGGTTTTTGATTTCTTCCATAATGATACCTCCTTTTCATTTTGATATTCTTTATGTATTAATGTGAAACCTAGTTGATTTAATATTTTAAAATAATCCCTATATGTTTCACTAAACCATATTTCATTTCTAGGAATTATAAATCTATACCAAAGTCTATCTAAAAAGAAATTAGATTTATAATATTCTTTTCTGCATTCAATTATTTTAATAGTTCCATCCATTTTTAAATATGTATATAATTTATTTATTACAATATCTATATCTTTTATATGGTGTATTACATTTCTTAAATGAAATTTATCTACTGTGTTTTCTTTTAATCCAATTATTTCATTATTACTAACATCATAATAATAATTTAAATATGGAGCTTTTGTTATATCACAAGTTTTATATCCTTCTTTTGGATTATAACCACTTCCAAAATCTATCTTAAGCATGTATTACCTACTTTATCACAATAAGATTCCCACTTACAAAAATTACCCACTGGAGAAATTATAATATCTGTATCGTCATATTTACTATAATGTGCAAACACTCCAAATTCATGACCATTCCATGTGTAACTTAAAAAATTATGTCCATCATCTTTTATAAATGTAGCAGGTAACTTTTTTTCAAAATCAAATTCTCCATATCTACCCATTAAATCTTCACATACTACAACATAAAAATCATCTTCAAGAATTACTTTTAGTATTTCAACTAATTTATCTCCTGTTGATTCCCAACACTTAGGTATATTAATTCTTGTGTTTGGTACATACTTTTTACAAATTAAAGCTTGTTCTCTTCTTTGTTTATATTGCTCTAATGAAGATATTGATATTGCAACTTCTGTTAATCCAGCTTCAGAATAACTTTTCATTCGTTCTTCATTTAGTAATATTCCATTAGTAACTAAACAAACATCATTTTCAACATTATCTCTTGTGAGTCTGATGAATTCAGGTAAATTATCAATTAATGTTGATTCTCCACCCATAATAGTTGCTCTTTTTAACTTTCCTACTTTAGCCATTGTTTCTTTTGCTTTCTCAATATCTAATCTTAATTTTCTTTTATCTGGCTGATAACAGAAATAACAATTAGGGCTCATATTACAATCTAAATTCGTAATTATTCTATATCTAAAAATTCCATCTTTCACACTCATTTTTAATTACCTTTAAACTAGATTAATTCCAGTTATAATACCCTTTCCCATATGATTCTTCTCAGAAACTTCATTTACATTGATAGGTGATAACTTTACAAAGAAAAAATCTTTATTAAAGTATTCTTTAAGTTTACACATATCAAAGTCCGCTTCATCAACTAAAGTTAAATTAATTGTTGTTTTAAGATTACTTTGAGTTCTGATTTGTCCTAATTCTCTAATGGTTAATTTATTTACAAATGGTATTAAATCATTTCTTCTATCATCGTCAAAAGAATGTAATGATATTTGCAATGTTATATTATCTTTTATAAAACTAAAATCTGAACCTTTAACCCCTATAGTAGATATGTAATGATGTGTATTAGGATATTTTTCATTGATAATTGAAATAGCCTTTTTAACTTCTTCAATGTTTAAAAATGGTTCGCCCATTCTAGTATAATTGATCTTAAATTCTTGACTATTTAATGGACTATAATCTTTATTCTTAGAAATAATAAATTCTACTTGTTCTACTATTTCTTCGGCAGTTAAATTTCTATATCTTTTTAATTGACCAGTTGCACAGAATTTACATCTTACAGGACATCCACTCATACATGAAACTCCTATCATCCATCTTTCTTTTCTACTACCTAATTCATTATTATCTAGTCCATTTTGCTTTCTACCTATTGCATCCTTTGTATAGTAAGGTAAAAATGTATCTGTCACTTCTAATGGATAACCATCTTCTGTTTTTAAGGCATATACATTACCATTTGAAAAACTTTTATTTGCTAAAACTTTTAACATATCAATTCATTTCCTCTCATTTTTATATTTTGTTCACATTCACTTAAAACTAATATTTTAAAATCTAGTATTCTTTGATAATTTCATTCTCTGCTGTTTCACTCCATAATCTAACTGCATCTTTACCATTGTCAATCCACCAACAACCTTCATCAAATACTACTATTCCAGTAAAGTCTGTATCGTCTCCAGTTACAGTTTCTAGTTGATGAACTTCCATTCCTTCAAAAATCATATTTCCATTGATATCATTTATTCCTGTATATTGACCTACGCTATTTTCTTGAACTTCTATAAAATCAGTATCAGCAACACTTATTCTTGAATTGATATAATATTTATCTACTAAATCCAAAGTATCTACATGTAAATCTCCATAATGCCAACAATCTAAATTATCTTTTACTCCAAACCAATATTGACTAGCTTCTCTATAATCAATATATTTCATACCATCATAGGTGTAGTCTCTTACCTTATGTTTATGTACACAAACATTACAAAGTTCAACTAATTCATCTTCAGCATGATTATTGTTCTTATCATTTATAAAAACTTTCTCACCTTCACCATAACTAAAATCCCTACCACAATCTTTACAAGTACCATATTTATCATCTACCCAATCATAATGTGCCATAAGTTTACCTCCTATAATTTATTTCGCCTTAAAAATCTCATTTTAGACAGATTTAAATTCTATTTTGGCTTTAATTAATAAACAAATCAACTCATCTATTTCAGTAAACTTTAAATAAAAACCACAATCAGCTTGTTCACAATTTAAAAATACATCTATATTGTCAATTTTCTTAACACTAAAATTATCTGTTCCAATTCTATTGATTATATTATCCATTCTTAATTTTCCTCACTTTCATTTGCTTGAATTCCATATTCATAAGCTTCGCAATCTTCTTTTTCATCGCATGTATCACAATTATAACTTTCTAAATTTCCAGACTCAATACACTCTACACATATATCACAGTCATTTTCACTGCAATATAATAATTTATTATCTTCTCCGCAACAATTACAACTCATTTTAACTCACTCTCCATTTATTTATTCTTTATTTATGTATAATTTATTCATATTATATGTATTTAACCTTTAAATTCTTGTAATCTAGCATACTCACCAAAGTATTTCAATTCTGCCTCATTTCTTACTCGCAGTGCTTCTTCTATGTCGTCATAATACCCTAGGTTGATTGTTTTCTTATTATATTTAATTGTTACTGACCACTTGTTTACATTTTTGAAGTAATACCAAAAGATACCTTTATAACCACTCTTATTACTTTTCTTCATACCTAAATTTTTATTATTATCAGCTTGAGTACAAATTCTTAAATTAATTTTTCTATTATTTAATTCATTGCCATCAATATGATCAACTGTTAATCCTTTTGGTGCATTCATTATGTATCTATATAATAATGTAGAATCTAATTCATCATTCTTAGGTGTCACTACATTAAATGTGTTTTCGGGTCGCTTTCTTTTGCTTACATTCCAATGATATTTTTATACCTTCTCTTTATCTTCTGAATCTATGTATACTTCTTTTAGTCCATGCGTTGGACTATTAATTAATAATATGGTTGTCCCGTCCTCCAAATCTTTATATTCATTTGTTACTGTATATACTCCCACTTATAAAAACTCAACTCCTTTAATATATATTTTATTTAATCAACTTCTTAGTCTTCTTTTATATACCATTTACCTTCGTTAATAATTTTACTAGTATGCTTTTCTGTTTTCCCTAACATCTCAAAAATACATTTTATAGAACTCCAACAATTATTCCAATAACTATTTAATACACATGTACAATTTTCAATATCTCTATATTTCTCATTTAATTCAGTAACATCAACTTTAATCATTTTTCCTTCTAATCCAGCATTTATTGCCTCCATAAAACTTACAGGTTTTTGTAATGGAATAAATTTAGCATTGATAAGTGTTTTTGATGCTCTTTCTATATCAGCATATTCTTTAAACTTAATTCCACTTTGCAAATTAACAGCTATTAATTTTGTATTATCTCTTATTCTACAAGCATCATCATGTTTATAATAGCAATCTATTTTTACTTTAAATTCCGTTCCATAAGGCATATTACTTGCTTCAATTATATTTAATTCTTCCATACTTATCACTCTCCTAATTCTTCATCCCAATCTTTGCAACAATCAGGGCATTTATTAGTTTCATTTAAATTACAAGCTAAACAATCCATTTCTACTTGAATTTCTGCACATTTTACATTTAAATATATAACTCTTGGATTAGTACATTGATCATTTTTATTATGATCGCATTTAAAATTTACACAATTCATAAACTTCTCTCCTTTTAATTTAATATTTACCAACTTCAAAATAGCATGTATTATCTAACCAATGTGATCCTGTTTTAGTGTATCCCATTGTATCATCAATATATTTAACCATATGTATAATATCATTTTCTAAACATTGTTTTTGATATTTGCATTCATTGCAATTTACTTTTACAGTTGGAATTTTACTTGCCTCTATAAGATTTTTAAATGTTCCTTTAGGTACTAACATAAGTTTACTACCTCCTAACCTTTTAAACTTTCCATTTTAAAAAATGACTATTATTCTTTGCTAAGTTTCTTTTTCATAAATACTTCAAATGCCAATAAATCCATTTGCTCAATTAGTTCTTTTTTATCTTTTTCGCTTACACCTATATATTTTCTTACAAACTCTTTAAGGGTTTCAATATCTTGTAAGCCATTAGTTATTTTATTTTGAGCTTGTAGTTTTAATAACTCATCCATTTTAATATTTAATTCATCCATTAATTTTTCTCTTGAATTAGTAGAAACAGTTAATGTAAATTTAACTTTATTTGTATCAATCTTAAAAGCTTCATTTGTTGTAATAATCTCTACTAATTTATCTTTTTCTGCAACAGATATAACATTATTCAATGTTTGCATATTGCCATTAGATAAATTTTCTAAATAAATAACCATTTATAATTCACTCCTTTTTTAATTACCTATATTTTATTTTAATAACTCCAACCTTCTCTAACACAATTCTTTAAACCATTCAATATATGTAAATAACGCTCCACAGTTCCGATCCGTTCTAAGTATTCTGGCATCCCTATATAACCTATATTATTGTTTTTACAATATTTATCTTTTGAGTAATTAATATTAATTCCATATGTATCTTGATATATCTCTGACATTTTGGTGTATATATTTGATATGTCAAGGTTATTTTGCTTACAAAACTGTTCTACTAGGGTAATTAAGTATTCTGCTTTCAATATTAAAATCCCCCTCTATAACATTTAATTTTTGCTTCATCTCCAAGAATATTCTTTAATAATTTAGTTATACTTTCTTCAAATTCCTCTTTGTTATGAGGTATCTTTTCATTAGATTTATTTTCAACTTTGGGTTCTTGTTTTGTATTCTTTCTGTAATTATCAAATATTTCTTTATTGTAAAATATTTTCGTTTGTCCAAAACTTTCATCAAGTAAATATCCTTGATTCATTATTAATTCTTTCTTTACTTCATCATGAAGTGGAAATTTAACCAATGCAAATTTAGGATACTCACACTTACCATCTATAGCCTGTTTAAATTTATTTTCCATATCATAGAGTGCATTTTCAACTAATCTCATTTGTAATTGTATTTCTCTCTGCAATCTAATTTCTTGTCGTTTCTTTTCTTCATCTTTCTTATGTATTTCATTTAGTAAACTATTAAATTGATTTGCTTTAATCATTTTAAATCTTTCCTTTCTTTAATTATATATATTTTATTTGCTTCTTGATATAATCTTACTACCATAATATTCTAAAGTCAACAATTATTTATAATTTATTTTTATTCCCAAATTTCTTTATGTTTAATTATCTCTTCAATTCTTTTACTCTCACGTTTACCACACCAATTACATACTCTTGTAGTGCCATCTGTATATGTAAATCTAGTATTATTAACATCTTGATACCATCCATCATGATCTATAAATAAACATCTGCCTATTTCTTCGTATCTTTTCCAAAACTCATCTGTAATATCTATGTATTCATCTTTAATATTAATCCTACAACTTAATTTATATATATTTTGACCAGTTACTATTTTAGACAATGAATTACCTATCACATCAGCATCATTCATATTACCTATATAAATATTTGCAAGTGGTAGAAAATTCATATCTAACTCTATTAAATGTCCATCATAATTATCTACAGGATCAAAGTAAACTTTATTATATCCTTGTTTAATATATTTCTTTAAGAACTTATATAAATTACTAGAATATTTATCACTTATTTTAATATCATTTGGTTTAAATTTATTAATATCTAATATCATTTTTATCTCTCCTTTATTTTATTCCTAAATAATTTGCATACACACTTACTAAGTAATAAGCCGCATTATACCCTATGATAATAGCAGGAATATCTATTAACACTTGAACCCAAACTAAATTTGTATTAATATTTGTATATTTTTTCAATATTATTTCGCTTAACTTCCATATTGGTAAACTACATATCCAAACTAAAGTAAATGCAACTATATAAATCTTAAACATTATAATCCTCTACCTTTCAGTTTTAGTTTATTATATAATTTGTTCCTATTATCGACACGTTTTAAATGCTTTTTGTAAAATCTGTATTTATTGTGATCAATCATTCTTCCCATTTCTAAAAATAATTTTCTTAATCCTTTTGATTTCTTAAATTTTGTAATTTGTATCTCACCAGTAAAAGATTTAAATGGAGCATCCACGGTTTTAGTTTCTATATCATTAATCTTTAATTTATTAATTTGAATATCTTTTAAATCAAATGTACATACTTTAATTCCATTTGACCATAATGTACAATTGTTAAATTTTAATTCTTCTCCCATAAATAATTCTCCTTTATATTATTTAATTTTGTGATTTATTTTTTATAAAATAATTTTTGAAATATAGTTCTTTTTTTATTTTTTAAATTCTCTCTAGTTCCTTCTATTTTTAGTTCAATTTCTTTATTATTAAATATTATATTATTATTTAGTTCATTAAAACTATTCCAACACTCATTATAAAAATTTTTATCATCTTCATTTGTAAAAATATAATCTGTGTATAATTCATGTCTGCTTAATTTTATATTATATTTATATTGAAGAATATTATAATCTGTTCCATCTATTGTGATTTTATCATTACTTTTAAGCTCCCTTTCTGTTTTTATAATTTTAACTTTTTTATTTTCAAGTACTTTCTTTTCTGTTTTAAATATTGGATTATGTAATATATTACGTTTCAAAAGTTCTAGTTCTTTTATATCATCATATGAATTCGTTTTATAAATATAAATATACGGTTTTTTTAAATATTCTTCAAAAGAACAAGGTAAAACAGCAATATTCCTAATCCATAAAGGGTTAATATCTGGAACACATACATTGTATTTAAATTTAACTTTTTGTCCAAATATACAGTATTCTATCATTATTTCTTCAACTCCTTCATCCTTATAAAATTAAATTTTTATTTAGACTTGTAATATGCTATCATCATACCATAAAATCCTATATCCATATTCTCTTTCACCAAAGAACATTGATTGAAAATACTTTATACAGTCATTTATATTTTCGCCTTTATATATGTAAGTACAACACGTTTGTTTATCTTCGATTTCTAACTCAATTTTGACTGGCTCACTAACTACCATATTATTTATCTCCTTTAATTATTAACTTTCAATCTGTTTAAACTCTCTCCTATAGCTTCAGTATATCCACAACCACCATTATAATAACTTAGTACATAAGAAATAGTTCCATCTGAATTTTCTTTTGCCTCAAATATATCGTCACCACAACACTCTCTGTCCTCTATAACTTCATATACATTACCTTTATGTATAATATATCTTTCGTCAGAATCTCTTATAGCTTCTTCATACGAGTCATAATAGTTGTCTAATCGTTTTATTCCTAGCATTCTCTTACATTGTTCTTCTAAAGTTTCATTTTCTAATTTTTCTATTAATTTAATTCTTTGAACAATTTTATATTTAAATTCGTCTTCACCTACAATTGTCATTCTGATAAGCCATCTTTGACCAGTATATACTTCAAGTTCTGTCATAGTATCATAATAATAACTTATACCTTCATCATCTTTAAAACAATATTGATTTCCTTGGTTTGGATATTTCTCACTCACTTCATGGTCTGAAGCAATTGTTACAGGCATTTCAATTCTTTTTTGTTCTATTTTAATCATTTTATCCTCCTAATTTCTGCTTAAAATGGCTCTTTTAAATGAACTACCTTATATTAATTTCAGCATCCAATCATCATTTTTATCACTATAAGTTTCTATAAATTTATCTATATTTTTCATTATTTCATCCTCTGTATCTCCTTCAATTTCTTGTTTACCCGAATCTAATCTATTGTCTTTATTCCATATAAAATCAAAATAAATAATTACACAATACTCAATATTACCTTCTTTATCATTTGGGCTTTCAATATAAACGTCTTTAAAGCCTTTTAATAATATTTTTTCTTTCAATGTCATTATAAGCACGTTCCTTTCATCATAAAATTATTGTTTTATAAATATTATTCAACTTCTTCTTTATTTCTTTCAATTTGCTTATTTAATTCTTTTTTTATATTAAACGCCTCTATAAGTATATTAATGCAATTAATTACATTTTCATCTTTTTGTAATGTTCCAAGTTTAATTAAATCCTGAATAACATCATATTTAAACTTTATTGATTGCAAACTTCTTGTTTCTAAGCCTTTAGTATCCAACATAATTATTTTACCTCCATTTCTTTCTAAATTCATTATTATTATTTTAATGTTTTTTGATTTAATATAACTTCATTACTAATTTGATAATCATTTAATGCTTGTTTTATTATATTTAATATACGATTTTCGTTATCATCTTTTTCATTTATAAGTAATTTAATATCATATTGGATTATCATAATTTCACCTCACTTCATTTAAAAGATATATTTGATTAAGACTTTGGATTATTTCAAATCCAATAATTTCAAACAACTAGAAACATGATCTTGAGAACTTTTATTATTTTCTGCTATAGCACTAAACATTGCAGTTTCAAAGTTATTTACACCAAAGTTATAAAAACATTTTTTACCTTCAATAAATGGGAAATATAAAGAAAAATTTTCATTGTATCTAACTTTAGCAATTTGATATTTTCCCTCTATATTTATTACATCTAATACTTCCACTTTAGCCTTTGTTTTCTCATCCTCTAATCTGAAAAATTCTTTTACTTTTTCTATCATATCCATTTTTCATTCCTCCTAAATTTTATTAAAATATAGTTTTATAATTACGAGGAAGAAAATTCTTCCTACATTTTAATTAGTCTTCATTGTAGATTGACTCTTCACCATTCATAAATCTAACAACATCCACATCTAAATTTTCACCAAAATAGGCTTCATACATTTCCGGAGAGATTGGTGTAATTTTTGCTTTATTTCTATTTAGTATACTTGCATTCTCATCTACTATTATTTCTGTTTCAAATACAAGCCAGTTTCTATCTACTACTATTGACTCTATTGTGATAGCTTCTGGTTCATATTTATTATTAACAAATAATCCTCTTTCTTCACTATATTCATATATAGGCATTTCATGATCACTCCATGCTAAATTATCTAAACTTATTGCTTTTACCTTTTTCATATTCTCACTACTCCTTTTATTCTACTATTATTAATTATTATATCCTAAAATCTCTGAATACTCGTCACAACCTAAAGGTTGGACGGTTCTAAATTAATTAATACTCTTACTAACTCTCATTTATAGCATTGTTATCATCTATATCTT